TCTTAATTACCTCAAAATGAAAACCTTCTTCCGAATACATCAATGCAGGTAAATCAACTGAACTACCCAAATTAATGGGTCTTATTAATTCTTGTTCCTTTTTAGTTGTGAATATACCTGCCTTAATATTTGAAATTTTCTGTTCCCTTGATGCAATCTTACGTTTATCCTTTGGGTCATTATAATCTAACTCTTCAAGTTCTGATTCGATAGATTGGATATACTTATCAACCTTTTCTTGGTTATACTTCTTTTCGAATTTCTTTACTCTTGGCAAATCATATATAGCTTGTCTAGCCGCATCTATTTTTGGTTTATATGTTTCCAGTAGTTGATTATTGAACTCTCTATCTAGATACAAACCATTCTTCTCTACTGAAGTGAGTACCCTTGATGCAGACATAATTAAATTCCTGAAGGTACTGTACAAACCAAGGTCAATCAGCTTCTTTTCAAAGAATATCATTAACCTAAGAGTATAATCCGTATCTTGACATCCATAATGGCAAAGTGGGTCTAACTCTTTTTTATCCCAAGGTATTTTATCGAAAGCATCTTGCTTCTCATAATTACCATACTCTGGTAAATACCTTCTTACCATTGATTTTAAATCATTAGGTTTTTCCTCGTTTAGTAGATATTTTGCAAGCATACCATCTAAACAAGTACCTCTATAGAATATTTGATACTTTTGGTTTATCTGGTCATCAAACTTCCAGTTCCATGCAACCTTTACAATGTCATAATTCTCAATTACCTCTTCCCCAAATTTCCTTAGCATCTTTTTCCAATTCCAACCGGGTGAAGTATAATCTTTTGTTTCGAAATGGTCTAAAGGAATGGAAGCACCAAACCCTGGCATCCAGGATACTGAGAGTATAGTTGGCTTAAAACCCTTATTATATATAGGTTCTGCATTTGTTTCATAATCACAGCAAGCATAACCAGTTGATTTACAACAGGCAATGAGTTTCTTTAACTCTCTTTTGTTTTTTATTATTGTATACCGTGTCTCCATATTTTAAAAATAGAAAAAGGGACATACCCACCAGTAGTAGATACATCCCTCATTATTAGTATTTCTCTTGTAAGTCTTCCAGATTAGAAGCTAATGCTGTCCAATCTTTCTTATAAGCATGGAGAGAATCAATTGTGTGATACAGATAACCTGGTTTTATTCCTACCTCTTGAGCTACATATTCCATGAGTCTCCATGCAAGGTATACATCATTACCAAAGTGAGTAACAAAGTCCGAACTTCTTTGGTGATAGCAAATATGTAATACTTTCTCTCCTTTACCATTCTGACGGATAAGAAAATCATAATACATAGAGCATGGTATACGTTTGCTACCATCAAGGAACCTTAAATCTGTACCATGGAATATAGGAAGTACTGCTTTACGAGTATCATTATCTCTCTTAAGAAGCTCAATAACTGATTGCATGGCAAGATCACAGTTGAATGATGTACTACCATAAATGTATAACGAGTTCCAAATACGCTCTGGGTAGGTGTAATCAAACTTACCATTCACCAAAAACTGTTCCCATAAATCTTTTCTCAATTCCCAAGCTTTACCTGGATTTAAATCATACCAACCAATCCTTTCTTTAAACTCGGCATCTGCCCATTCTTTTGAATGAGAGAATACGAATAACCATACCGGGTCTCCCAATGAAGTTAAGCAATATTGTTGGCAAATGAGTTCTTTAGTAATAAAATTCTCATTACCTTCGATGACTTTATTTTGATAGGTCTTTGGTTTTACAAGTTGACCATAACTGTTGAGTTCTCTACCCATTTCGGACATTAACTCAAAACTGTTAGAATATATCCTCATATTATATAAATATTTAACTGTATGACATTGTAGAATTAACCCAGGTCATATGCCAGTAGCGAAATACAAAATTATCAAAATCCTCTACCTCTTTCATTAACAAGGGTATATCTGGTTCTGCACCGTTCTTTTTAATCTCTAAAACTTGGTAATAAAATTTGTTTACTAATCCTATCCGCTTCTGATTTAAAAATTCCCTAGCTTCCATTGTTGTTCTTTTGTTTTAAAAGTTTCTTCTTATAGGCTTTACGTTGAGAGTAAGAAATTACATTCTCTGGGTATTCGATATCTTCATACTCAAGAAGTAATTCTTTTGCTTTCATTGATTTATATGTTTCTTCATATAAATCTGGTCTGAGCACTTTAAAACTTCTAAAGAATACCTTAAAACTAGAGAATTCTTTCTCAGTACCATTCTGAAATTTATTGAATACCTCGTTTAATCTCTTTATCCAAGCATTCTCTTTATCAGTTCCCTTTAATACCTTCTTCAAAGGTTTATGTGTATGATACATCAGAAGGGTTTCTACATTCCCATACATTTGAGTGGCAAATAAATTGATTTGTACTGATTGTTCTGGTCCGTACACATATTCCGCCATTCGTTGTATTAGTAAGAAGTCGAAGATTAACCTTTTTGTTATCTCGGATGCCCTGATTACCATTGTAATAACAGGTATGTCTTCCCCAAATCGTTTGGAGAATGTAGCAGCAATTAAACATTGTTTACCGTTATCATGATGATTGTTGAACATATAAGTAATGTTATAATTCTGATTGTACTTATTTCTCAGTACTCTCAGTTTACTACGCAACAAGTCAAGCTTATTAAAGTCTATGTAGTTATTCAATAAGCTAGTCCACTTAGTTTCTTTATAATTGAAACATCTCCCATAATCAAATTCTGGGTCTACCCAGGCATTGCGTATCTTTATGAATACGTTATACACTACTGCTACCCCACTATTGGCAATAGCCCCCTTTGCAAATAAAGCAGGCTCTAATCTTAGGAATCCCTCATTGAGTTTTTCCCATGCTTCTTGTGAGGTAGCAAATTCTAACGAATGGAGGGACTCCTCCGGATTAAGTTGAAGTCCCTCTAATTTATGGTTCCATCCTGACATGTTAATAATTAGTTTGTTGCCTCCATCTATTGAGACGCTGTTTTTTAAAGAATAAACTGAATAACCCTTGGTCTGTGAACCCATTCAATGCAAGGAATCCCATATATAGGTAGAAAGCTTTTACCAGTGATTCCTGGAAGTCTATCTCTTTAGTCATTACTTGGGTTTGTTTCCAAGGTCTAGACTTAAGGAAATTCCTTGCCTTGTTCAATTCATATATCACTTCCCATAAGTATAACTTCTCTGCCTCATGTGATAATGCATTCATCTTATGAAAACCGGGGATGTAAGAGATGATTTGTTCCCATTTACCATCTTCATCAAAAAAATCCTCTTCACAAATAATATCGAATTTCAATAAATTCTGGTAGTCGGAATATTTTACCACTAACTCTTTAACACCCATAGCCATCACATCAAATAAGTTCTTTGCCTTATTATAGCTAAGAATATCTTCAGGAAGTATATTTGAATATACTAGAAGAGTAAAGAAAAAGCCTAAAGCATCTGCTTGTTCTTCATTTGCATTAGCAAGAGAATTCAATATCGATTGACATTCGTTTTCATTGAACATCTTGATATTCCAACCATTCTTCTGACATAATTCAAATACTTCTTCGGTAGATTCAAAACCCTCGGTAAGTTCTTCAATTACCCTACCTATAAAGTCCTTGAGTATTACCTGGTTCTTTGCATTATTGATATCAAATGGATAATCAGGTAACTGCTCTATTTGCCTATATCCCTGCAATTGTTCTAACCCCAATTCATACATCTTTAATAGTACCCCATTAGTTTCTACTTTAGGTACTGGTTCACTTATATTTCTTATGTCCAAAATGTTAACTTTTATAATGTTTACCATTAAGATAATTACCAACAGTAGCATTACTAACCTTCAACCTTTTAGCTATGTACTTGTTAGTATTACCCTTTAATTTCAATCTCTCTAATCTTCGAATACTACGTACTGTTAATGAAGTATGAGGAGCAAATAGACCTCTTCTACTTACTCCATACATAGGATTATTTATACCTTTTAATTTCAACCTACCCTTATTAATGGCATCATATACATTATCTTTTTGAGTACCCCATTTAAGGTTCTCTAAACGATTATTCAAAGGGTTGTCATCTAAGTGCATTACTACTGGTAAATTATTCGGATTAGGTATATAGGCTTCTGCTACTAATCTATGTATTTTTACATTCTTAGATACCTTATTATTTCTAAGTTTAGTACGTTCGTATCCTTTATGGAAGAAAGTCTTTACGGGATGTCCCTTATTATAAAGCTTACCCTCCCGAGTAATATGATATCCTGGGAATCCTAATATATTATCTTCCACTATTTTATGTTTTGAGATGAACCAAATCCCTTATCTCCTCTACTTCCCCACATTTGAGACTCAGTATAGAATTCTTCTTGTTGAATCTCTTCTGGCTCTGTGATGTAGATGGGAACATGTATGAACTGTACAAGCTTCTTGCCACATTCGATAACTTGAGCCTTATTAGAAGCATTATATACTCCGATATGTATCTCTCCTACATAGGGAGAATCTACTATCTCAGCTGTAAAGAGTAAACCTTGCTTAGTGGCTATACCTGACTTATTAGCAGCCATTAACATAGAGGCAGGTGGTTCAAGCAATCCCATGATACCAGAGGGGATAAGTATACGATGTCCAGGTTTTAAAGCTATATGCCTTACAAAGACTTCACCAAAAGGAACATCTAAATCATAACCTTCGGAGTTGAATTCATTTTTAGAATGAATATGCTCTGGGTATAAATCAGTTGGTACATAGAAATCTAACCCAGCATCATTTGGGTTTGCTCTGTTGGGAGATACTACCTCCCTTACTTTGATAAATCTAAATCTGTTCATAATATATTACATTTACGTAAAAGTTGTCCAAAGGTTAATTTCTCGGGTCTAGAAACATGTACTCCCAATGAATTACACATCTTGATTACATCGGTAGAACCCTCCATACATAAATTAGCAAGTACATCTTCTTGCTTTACAAAATAGTTTGGGTTGTTAAGGTATACCTTGAACATAGCCCATATCATCTCTATTGGTTTCATTATTTAGTACACTCTTTATAAAGTTCTCTAATACGTTTTCTTGGTACTTCAAATTTCTCAACTGTCTTTGAGATAATTTCTTTTTTCTCTTTGCCTTTCCGAATCAAACCTCGGATGTATTTCTTGATACCAACCGTGTCTTCTAATACATCCAAATCTTTGTATTGATTCTTCTGTTCTAATTCTTTCCTTGTAATGTTCAAGTTCTGTGACATCTTGAATGCACATAATTCTGAGTCTCCGCATAGTTTACATTCCTTAGTTGATAAATCATACCCAATACCAAAGCAAGGGTCTCCATTAGTCCCCAGAGTACTTAAATCTATGGGAGTAAGAATATCTTGCTTCGATAAGTCAGGAAGTTGTTTCTTTTTCTTAGCCATTATATATCCTTTTTACGTTTATAATAAATGTATATCTCACTGTTATCTTCTATCGGAACATAGGAATAACCCATGTTATTAATAAATAGTTCCCTGAGTTTATATAATTCTTGGTATGAATTTCTATCATGACTCTCTTGACATACTTTGACTACCATATCATTACTCCAGTACAGATAGAAATAATGAGTAAAGCATTCGGGAGTATTTTGAGAAGTTTCCAAGCTTGATATCCATATCAAATCTCTACAGTTGAATACATGTTTAGGATTATGTACCTCCCCCACAACAAGAGACTTAAACCATTCTTTAATCTTCCTCATCATAAGTATAATTAAGGTGTTTACAATTAGGACAGACCCATTCTTTGAAATGCCATCCTTTGATTTCCAAATCCTCTTTATGAAAACGTTTCTTGCATGAATGACATTGATAACCATCCTTAGAAAATATGAAGTCTAAAGCGAGTATTATTATCATAATAACCACCACCGCTGTAATTAAAATATATTTCTCCATCACTGAAAGCCTTTAATTTTCTTTTTAGTGTTATTGGGTTTTCCTTAAGAGTACCCAGCAATAAATACCTGATGCAGAGATTTGGATTATCCTCCAACCATCTGATAAAAGAGTAGTTAGTTTAGTATCATCTTCATCTCTGATACATATTAGTTTATCATTATTCATAATGCCTATATGCTTATTAATTGTAATCTTCTTTTCCTCCTACGGAGAAAAAGTAAATACTCATAGTACTTCTAGTTAACTCTTAATAAGGCTATGGTTAGGATGTTTCTTCCATAGCTTATCTAACAGTATTACTTTCAATTCTTGTCTCTGATAATATTGCTTCCGATGTTTACCGTGCCTATCTAAATAATTCCCAGGATAATGAAGGTCATCAAGGTATACCTTATTTTTAGATTCATCGGTTCTTACCAAACGACCAAGGAATTGAATGGATTTTTCTTGTGAATCCATACTTGCGGTATTGAGTAAGTACTTAAGCTTAGGAAAGTTTTTACCTCGAGCAATGATTGTAGTTGATACCAGGATATCTATTTTACCTTCTCTAAAATCCTTCATTATTTGTTGTCTTAACTTAGAAGGAGTATTAACATGCACATAGGCAATATTATAGGCATCGCCCAGTTTCTTTTTAAAGAACTTATATAGATTTTCACAATGTGCAATATGCTTGCATACTACGAGAGCAGGGTATCTGCCTTGATTAAGGTTCCATAGTAATCTATTATAAGCCATTAACCAAGCTGTATAACAATTGGTGATTGAATCATCGTATATTTCCTTATAGGAAATACAATCAGATTCCCAATTACCATACCAGGGTTTACCAGGTACCATCTTTACAACGGTTTTTGTTGAGTAACCCTTTTTGATAGAATCCTTAAGTTTAAACTCGGCAATCACTTTACCAAAGAAACATTCAAGGTTCATATTCTTAACCCTATCCTTAGCAAGCTTACTCATATAAATCGTACCAGATAATCCTATACGAATTCTGGTATTAAATAACCGAGTAATTACATTCTGATATTGCTTACTACCTCCTTGGTCAGCCTCATCTATAAGTACCATATCTATTTGAGATAATTCCTTTTGATAGAATCTCATATTTCTCGAAATAGATTGAACCATACCTATAGTAAAGTTACTCCAGTTTAAAACCTTGCCTTGAACAAAAGTGATATCTTCTCCGGGAAGATATTGCTTAAATTCTTCTCTAGCTTGATTTAACCAATCCGAATCATTAGTTATTAGCAAAGTCTTTAACTGCTTCTTATAGGATAAATATAAAGACGACATGATAAGTGTTTTACCTGCATTAACAGTGTAATCTAATACGCCAATATGAAAAGGTGTATTCCCTATCTTATTATTGATAACTGCCTTAACAGCTTTCTCTTGCTCTGGTCTTAATTTATATTTGCCTATATTCGTAACTACTTTACTGACTTTAGGTAAAGGTTGTCTCATATCTACAACTTTAGGTTTAATCCCCATCTCAATACACATATCGTATACTTTGGGAAGTAAACCTATTTTAAATTGCCCAGTCTTGGTGATGTAATGAATCTTACCGTCCCAATTCTGCATACCTCTTTGCCTTGTACGTAAGTAGAAAGCATTTGGATGTCGAATAGCGAACTCATTATAAAGTTTTTGTGCGAACTTAAGAGGTAAGTCGAGTTCGCACATATTTCCATTCTGTATGATTATCCTACTCATTTGATAATTACCGTTACACCTTTAGTAGATTTATCCATACCCATTGCTTCCTTGAGAAGTTTAATATGATGCTCCTCATCCGCAATCAATTTCTCAAGGAAATAATTCACGTCATCGTAATCTGGGCGTTCTTCGTATTGAGCAATTGCTCTTTGAATTTTCTTATAGTGACCAATAGTTTCTATCTCGGAATTCAAAGCAATCTTTAAAGCTTGTTCCCAAGTAGAACCAATCTCAATCGTAGGATTAATATTCATGGTAGAGTAATCCTCATAGGGATCTGCCTTTTGTAAAAAGTCCGATATCTTATCAAGGTGTCTCATCTCTACCAAACCAATACCCAACATCAATTCTGATATTTCTTCAAATCTAGAAGACTGTTGGGTATACATAATGATGGCACTTAGTTCTGAGAACTTGGCATTCTTCCAAATCACATAGAACATATTAATTATCTCATCAGGCCATGGTTCAATATCCTTAAAATCTGGATAATCCACGGATTGGTCTGAATACTTGAGGACATCTATAAAAGCATTAGCTGCATCCTCTACTCTGTTTCCGAAAAATTGTAAACCTTTCATATCATTTTCTTATTTTATCCCAAAGGGAACCTTCAACTTCTGGTTCACCTTCAAGTAGTTGTTTATTCTTATATTTATATAAATACTTATTGTATCTTTCAATTGCTTTATCCGTATACATTTGTGCAATATCCGGTAACCCATTGCACCATGCAAGAGATTCAAACTGAGCATCGATGAAGGTCTTATAATTCCAGCCCTCCTCTTTTAGGAATTCACCTACCTTTGCAAAGTGTACATACTTCTCGGGTTGATTTTCATAAGACTCATATATACCAGTTGCCTTAGCAATCTTACCTATGAAATAATCATGTATCTCTTTAGTAAGTTCTAAATCTGAATGTTGTAATTCTATCTCAGCATCTATCTGATTAGTAATGTTCTCCTGCATGGATAATAACCTTTGCATAACATTACGATAATCAGTCATCCTCTTTAACCCAGTCTCAATGTATTTAATAAAACCTTCCCGGGTATCAAATTTGAAATCTTCACAGAAGTTATTACATACTTCTGCAAGCTTTTTACAATTTGCCCATTCTCGAGAATTACTTTCGTTTATTTTACGAACCCCTCTATGCTTTAACTTTATACGAGTTGCATATAAAATATCAGCAACAAGGGCAGCATCCCCCTTAGATGCTAGTAAAATGTTATTAACTCTCTTAGTATTCTTATTGTTAGAAACTAAGACTGCTCTATGATTTATTGCCTCCTTTCGAGCAATAACAAAAAAAGCCTCAACTGGGAAATTATCTACCTCTAAGGTATTTAATATTTCCTCAAATTGAGACTTAGTTATATGGATAGATGGTTCACGCATAAATATATTATTTTATAATATAATAGGAACTCCCTATTTCAATGAGTTTCTGATTGATATCAATTCTTGATAACTTTGGTACCTGGTAGCATATACTAACTTAAGTGTCTGACTTCTCCCTAAATCATTTACGTCTTTTCCGTCTGGTAAAAACACCACCTTGACTTTTTTATATGCAACAAGCTTGAGAGCCAAGTTGATGGCATATTCTTTTGCGTCTGGGTCCAACAATATAATAAATCTTTCGCATTGGGATTTAAGTAACTCATTGACTTGGAATGCAGATATAGCTTTGCCCATTGTGGCAATTGCTCTATCCCCAATTGTGAGAGCATTAAGTGCCCCTTCGCAAATGAATACCGACCGATACATCTCCAACGCATCATGATTAAAGATGATAAATTGTTTTCCCAAACCGGTGATGTCTTTGTCTGGGTTATTATATCTGGGCCCTTTGCCGATAACATTTCGAGCATTGTAATACCTAAGTTGTCCTCGATAATAAAACGGGATGATAAGGTACCCATATGTTGAGCCGCTTGTTCCATAGCCGATACCGTATCTTGAAAACTTCTCGAGGCTAAATCCGCGTTTCTTGATATATCCCCGAATGCTTTTTGCAAGTTGGCTATCCCCGAGCGAAATGTTTCTAAATCCCTCAGGGAGATATACTGGCTTACTTTCGGCAAGTTCGATTTTCTCTTCCTTAAACTGTAGTTCATCAAATTGTCCATTGTTCAAAAAGTTAATTAGTTCATGGTATTCTGTAAATCCCTCTATATCCATTATCAGTTGAGCAGGAGAGGGATGAGCATTACATCGAAAACAATTGGTTCTATACATAGAAAGATTAACCCCCAACTTATGTTCTCTCCCACAATAGGGGCAAGTTGGTATACGCATCCAGCCATGCCGATATTCAAAAGCTCCGAGTCTTTTAATGAAATAAGTTTTGAGCTTAGACTTAAACTGATTTGTTATTTTCATAAACTTCTATTTAAGTAGTGACTAATACTAGCTTTACTTAGCTTATACTTTTCTCCCAATTCTTTATTGGAGTAACCCTTGGCTTTATCCCTAATTAACTCTCGTACCCTATCATGTCCTAATCTATATCTCTTTTTAGTTTCTTTAACGTATCTATGAATATGGGTTATATTGTATTTCTGTTTTAGTTCCTTTATAGTAACACCGTTTAAATAATCTTTATTAAGATTAAGTATATCCTTTCTAGATATGGGTACTTTACCTTGAGGTCTAAATCTATTATCCCTGATACACTGTTGTATATTTTCTTTCTGTGTACCCCAATAAAGATTAGTATGTATATTATTGCAAGGGTTATTATCTTTATGACATACATGGGGTTTACTCTCTGGGTTAGGTACCCAAGCTAAGGCTACTAATCTAGAAGCCTGAATCCTTTTATGTTTATTACTATCTCTTAATATATGATATATCCTACCCCGATTGAGGGTACCTTTTAATAACATCCATACTTTTCTTTTAGGGTAGTATCTATATAACCTACTTCTCTTAGAAATATAATAATCTGGCCACCCTACTATATTAGAGATTAACTTTCTTTTAGATATCACCTGATTTCTTCTCATACTTTTCTTTATTTGCAGAGGGATTATCTTTAGAACTCTTCATCATAGAATCTAATACTCCAGAATACACTTCATCATATTGTTTACGTTGTTCCCTTGTAAATTCCGTACATCTTTGCCTTTCGACATCGCATTTGAATAATGCTCTACCGGAAGGAAGACCATCCCTTTGTACTACTATCTCAGCTCGAAGAATATTATCTTTCTCTTCTTGCTCAGTAGAGTTAAGACCCATGATAACCTGGGCATTACGAACAATGGCAATTGAACCAGAGATATCATTCTCATCATACCGAGTAAGCCTATGCTTTTTACCTTCACGAGTAATGTGATGAGCAGTCCATATAATGTCTAAATGTAATTCCTCTGCCAGATTCTGAAGATCTACGTATACATTAGATATTCTTTCGAAATCTTCCCTATCCCCCGCTATTGATGCAAGTTTACCAGCGTAGTCAACCATAAGAACTTTAATATCGATTCCTTGATTACGAAGTTGAATTATCTTTTCCCTTATATAAGTGGTATTAGTAATCATTGCTGGTACACGCTCAACTACTAATTCAACTCCAAACCTTGCAAGTTTCCTTAAATGCTTTGCCTCAAGTTTATCATACTCACCAGAGTATAATTCCTTCTTAGTTTTATTGATACTGGATTGAATAAAACGGTCCATGATCTGTTCTTGGCCATTTTCTGTATCAATATATAATACTGACTTCTTCATTCTGAGATAACCTCTTGCAAGGTTTACCATAAAGAAGGTTTTCTTTGCCTTGGGTTTATCTAGTATCACATTAACGGAATGCTCTGGATAACCTCCTGCATTAGTTAGTTCATTCAACTGCCTAAATGGGCAAGGTATAACTGAAGGTTCTGATTGTCTTCTAAACTGTCTCTCGGTAATATCCCGAATCATATATAAAGGTTCATCTTCTTTCTTAGGTTTACTTTTCTGAAGTACCTTTTCAATCTTCCTCGAATACTCTTCGTATTGTTCGAAGTTATCCAAATCGAAGGAATCATTTAAGTTCTTCATCTCAACATAAGTAGAGAACTGATATACCTTTTCTTTTATATAATCAGAATCCGATAGGGGTATATGATAGAGATTACTTATTAGTTTATTGATATTGGGTATATCATCTTTAGTTACCAAATCCACATAGGTTTTAGATTCTAGTAACTCTTTTAATACTTCCTTTAGAATATTCTCAGAGGGCATTCTGCCTTGCTTCTTAAAATATTTTGATATACCCTCGAAGATAAGGGAGTGTTCTATGAGAACCAGGTAATTGGATTTAATCCTTTTGAGTACTAATCCTCCTTCCTTATCTTTTAAAACAAACCTGAGTATCTCGAACTGAAACTCAGGAGAAAAACTGAACTTGATGTTGTCTTTAAATTTCTTCATATCTATATTGCAATATTATATAAACTAATAGATTTTGATAGTACCGAGATAGTTCTAAGTATGTTGACATCTATCTAGAAACTACTAATCCACTACCTTAAGCTCCCGAATATTTAATATTATTATTTTATATAAGAAAAAATACTTATATTTGCATAACGAATATTTAAAAACATGGGAAAAAGTAAAGGAAATAACGGCTCAGAGCTTCATCGATTAAAACCTATGCAAGAATATGATGAAGCTACTTTCAACAGACTTTATAAAGTTTGTAAGCCAGTAATTAGAAACCTTACCAGACAGATTGATTATAAACGGTTTAATCTTACACCGGATATTATCCAATCTTATTTCTGGGATAAGATGTTATTTGTTTTCAACAAATACTATGGTGAATGTACTGAAGAACATCTTAAAGCAAGAATCCTTGCATCACTTAGTATATTCAAAAACAAATTGCTTCGTTCTGCATACGGAGAACAAGCAGAGTATAATCAAAGCCTCTTTAAACTGGATGATTTATTCGATAATGACAAAGAACTAGAAGATGATAGTGAAGAAGAGAAAGCTAAATCAGAAATGCTTGATATGATGTATACTTATATGAAGGATAAGCTTTCTCCAGATGCCTATCTTTTGTTTGAGGTATTAATTACTCCTCCCCCTTTTATCAAGGAAAGGCTTGAAAATAGTACTCGAATAACTAATATAATGCTTATCGAATTTTTCGAAATGCCTAAGACTAATGAATCTATGAAATATATATCAGAACTTAGACAAGATATACAATATTGGGAAGACCGAGCTAAAGAAGAACTTAAGTATTAACACAAAAGAAAAGGGGCGTTTCCCAACGTCCCTCTCCCAATTAATTTTTACTACGCAAAACACAGATTGAAAACAAATGTTTACTCTTAAACAATACAAATAATACACATGAGTTTTAATACTACTAAATAACTAATAACAACTTTATGATGATATCTTTTGGATATATCGTAATGTAATAGTCGGCGGCAATTTTTCAATATCCAAAGTTTCTACCGAAGTTTCTTGTAAGAAAGATTCCCCTAATAGGTTCCAGCTTACTACGATAGCACCATCTTGAATACCCTTGGTAGGAGTTCCTCTACCGAAATCTCCATTCAATCCCGTCTCCCTATTAAAGAAAGATTGAGGACGAACGTTCTCCCAGTTATTGGCATTATCTTGTTTACCTTTAGATACACCAAGAGCATGCCTATGCTTAGGAAGGTCATCACCTTTAATAGAGATTAAGAAATTACCCTTAGTTGGTGTATAGTAATCTCCAACATTCTGTAACATTACTTCATCCCCAATTTGAACACCTCCAGCTTGGTAACCAATAACTATTCTACCAGCTGCCTTAGTATATTCTGCCCAACCATCGGGTATTACATCGGTTTCCCAAAGAATAATAGAACCGATTGGTAAGTTAGCAGTACTCAGAGATTCAGAGAATTCTTTTCTGATAGCCTCAATTTGACTATCAATGTATTGCTTGATATTTAACTTAGTACCCGATTCATCTACTACTGGAAAGCCTGAATTTATCTGTTCTACTCTTTTCACTGATTCTTTCATCATACTCTGGGCAGCAGTAGTATAAGGGATTTCTTGGAACTTACCCTGATAGGGTACGATAGCAAAGTTCTCATTTCGTTTAGTCATTGCATCAGTACCCTTACCATATACTCCGATAAGAACAACGGAAGTTTTATTATTAGAGTAATAAGGGCAAGCACTCTCTACCATCTCTAGAAGATTGCTATAGGTCATATCGTAATTAGAATATACATCATTATTAATGATATCCGGTGTACGATTCTCTTCGGCAATCGGATAATAAATATCCAGAGACTTTTTAAACAAGGTGTAGAAGCTTTCGGAGGATTCATTCCAATAAGCTACAAAGTCTACTGGGTTATCTACAGGTTCGGAGATAGTAGTGTGTACTGCAAAGAGTAATACCTCTTCCGTTGAACCTTGGGTACCTTGGATGTTCTCAATGGTAATAGTTTGTTCATCAGATATAAATACATACCCATCTCTTGAAATACACCCAAAGTTCACGTCTGGCAATTCCCCATCTTCTGAAGCCTTTGCCATATACCTTGCCATAATCCTATCCTTGATTACATTGGCATACTTACTTCCAGCAACTCCCTGAGGAGATACCACTAACTTGTTACCATTTATGGTAGCTGAGCCAAATCCACAGAATGGCCCTAAACCAGAAGGAGCAGCAATTGCTTCTGCTGCTTCCTTTGATTTAATAATACCTTCATACTTAAAGTACGTTTTCATTGTCCTTAGTATTTTTAAATTGATTTTTCTGTTCTGACATATCTTTAAATGCTTCACCTACATCCTTGAACTTGAGGGTTAACAATTTAAAGAGTATTCTCCATATACTGTACCGTTTCTTAATACCATGTATTTCACAGATGTGTCCATATATACTATCTACTTCGAAACAGTAGCATATTACCATAACCGTTATTGATACCACTATTGGGTTCATCCCATAGGGTTCCCCAATAGCTTTACCAAGTACAGCACCAAGTAGAACATAACAAATATAATCTACTATTTTGTTTAGAGTTCTTCTTCCAGCTCTAGATTTTCGAATTTCGATTTTCTGTAACCTACTTGCCGATAACCCAAACCATAAATCTGATAGGATTAGAATTATTGCAAGAATTATCATCCATCTCAAATTATACAAGATTTGTGTACACTCTCCCAATATACCCACAGTGAATGCCTTGAATAAAGACTGAGTTGTGGTCTCTGTTATTCTATCGATTGTTGAATTTATCATTGTTCTACTATTTGCCAAGATTGATTACTGTAAGTTGTAATGGTAAATGTTTTCTCTGAGAGGTCATCATGTTCCCATTCTAACTTTTGAGGACTAACGCTTAAGAGGTCTGCATCTACTACCGTGAACTTAGTTCTCTTTGAAGTATCTACGACAGATTCAAAGATATATTCACCAGCTTGGGCAGTAACGAATTCATACCCAGCACCACCTGCATCATAAGTAGTTACTTTACCAACTTCCCTTATTCGACTATCGAAGTCTGGTTTATTAGAAGTACACTTGATTAAAGTAGATACCTGTTTAACATTCCCCTTTAATTCTGCATAAGGGGGAGTACAAGAAATCTCGATGATTGTAGGATAATCTTCCAATATTACTTGGCATCTTAAAGAAGAACCATCATCTGCCACAAAGGTATAAGTCCCAGCCTTGGTAAGAACAATTTCCTCATCAAGGTTATAGGTTTCCCCATTCTCATCACAAGTAGCAGTACCACTTACATTAACCCCATTTTTCATTTCCTCAAGATGGAACTTACAAGCAGACTTTTCATCCAATAGTTGGTATACTGCATAAGTATCATCTATCTGGTCTTCAGGTAATGCCCAGTTGGGTTCTTTCCAATGACTGTCGGTAGCATCTGAAGGAACTATCTTTAATTTATTCTGATATACTACTGGAGAATTATTAACTACCAAAGTAGTCTTAGCAGTAGGGTAAGCTACAGACTGGAAGGTATAAGTCCCTGCCCTATTTGCAGTATATACATAACCATTCTGAGCATCAAAGGTTTCCCCAGTTTCAATTACCCTTACTCTGTAATCATCCCCATTACCAGAAATACGTTGTATCTTTACTGTAGCTTTTGCAGAGCCATTGAATAATGTGACTGTTGGTGGGCTAACAGTAATTCGATATACTGCAGTCTTACCAGATACTACTTCGAATATACCTACACCTTCATCGGTTTCCCTTTTATCCAGTGTACATTTAAACTTATAAGTACCATAACTATTAGCAGTAAACTTATCACCGTTCTTAAACAACTTAGTATCACCAATTAGCCTACCATATAGTTCACCAGTAAATGATTCTGGGTAATTCGATTCGATGGTAAGAGTGGTAGTAGCATCCTTGATACTTTGCTTATCCCCAACTCTAAATTCAGAAGGTGTACATCTTACCTTATATGTAATCTCTTCTCGAGTTACAACAAAGGAAGTTTGCTTTACTGGGAACTCTACAATCTCAAAGATGTAGGTACCAGGCTCTGAAAATTCCCAAGTTGAGCCAGAGACTTTCACTATATCAGTACCGGATAATCGTACATTACAGGTTTTCACGGTACCCTTATAGGATACGTTTGCCCTTACTACTGTACTTACTTTTAGGTTAGTAGGAGTTATCTTTCCAGTAATAGGGTCACAAGTAATAGAATATACTCGATTATAAGATTCTTGATTAACCGTAATTTGAGTTACCTTAGTAGGGTCTCCCACACTTCTAAAATAATAAGTACCTGCTCTGGGTATATTAAAAATGGAACCACTTTCGTGTTTAGTGTAACCCCAATTTATATTATCACTGGATATCTGATATCTTAGGTCGGCATTTATCCAATCTGAAGTTACAGTTACCTTTACCGGTACTTCATATACCTCTGAAGTAATAAGATTGGGTTGGTCCGGATTTACTAACTCAGCTTTAATTGTATACCCATCATTTACGGTAAACCCATATTGAATATCGAAAGATACATGATAGGGTATGAACCTTTTAAAGAAAGCCTCTACGGCTTCTCTAAATTTTCTGAAAGCTGCCGAGTTCGAAGTATATCCATGACCGGTAAGTCTAAAGGTTACCGGTATACATTGAGAACAATCGAAAGTATTATCATAGGTATACTTATCGTCATAATGGTAATACTGGTCAAAGTGCGGATTACCTTTTACCCAACCATCATAACTATCAGCCTTTGCAGGGTCAGTTACTACGCAGGTTAACCCATACAGCCTCATCATTATTTCGAAGAACTCAGAGGTACCTCTTATTTTAAAAAGAGATATCGAATACTTCAGGATGTTTCTTACTTGAGTACTGGTTAAAGTAAAGGGTCCCTCCTTTGGTATTATCCAAAGCTTAGATAACTCTTGGAGTTTATCATCGGAGTAGAACCCATTAAAGTACTCTGCCCATTTCTGTGCATCTATAGTGTTCCCATAAGCAAAGGGCATTTCTCCGAGGAATTGCCAAAGGAAATTGAGATACATATCCGGAGCCTTATCTATATCGATAATGTCCAAGATATTCTCAATATCCTTTGTAATGTAATCTTCAAAATGCTCTCCACAAATTTCTAGAAACCTCTCTAAGATGCCTTTACCATTTACCTTATAAGTATCTTGGTCCTTATATTCAAAAGGTAAAAAGTCGATTAAATTTTTGAGGTTTATCATACGATTTCGTTAACGGTTAATGTTAATTGTGAAGCATTCTCGAATACTGGCAAATTAAAGCCAGGGTCTTCATAATCATGGTTTGGTTCAGATACTGTAATAGAATATCGATAACCTGATTGATAGCTATTGTTTTGGATATCCAATGAGAAATCAAAACCATTAGCTTTATCTATAATCTGAATAGAGCTACCGACTGAGCCAGTAGTTACATAACCATTAGATACTGAACGTACTGTAAAAGTAGTTGAGGAATTGAAGGTTATGTAGTAAGTCATAGAACCCTTTGCCTTGTTCAATTTAAATTGGCCAAGGTTTAATTCCTTATTACCATAAATGGTAGTAGGCCAGGGTTTAATATAGAACTTAGTAAGGTGAAGGTAATCTACAGTTGATAGGTTATCTATTAGGGCATAGATGTCTGATACCCTTACGCTTCCACCTATCTGAGCTTGCTCTGGAGAATAGGCATTGTATAAAGCTGTAAGAATTTGAGTTTGTATCTCGGCAGTCTTATAAGACTTCTTACCAGTAACATCCATCTCCAGAATAATCTGAACCTTACCTGCAGACTTAACCTTTAACCAAGTAGTCATAGGAGCTCTTTGAGATAATAGATTGTATACCCTATTGATTAATTCAGAAGAAGCAACAGCTCCACCATCGGGGCTAATGTATACTGTAAGCTTTCTACCGCATTCATAATCGGCTTTAGCCTTGTTTACACCATCAACCAACATGGCCAAACTTTCGAAATCCTCTTTGGTAATTGCTACTCCCAAAGTCTTTACACTCAAAGGTATATGTTCTTTGAGCATTGTAAAGTTTTCATAGTTTGAACCACCTCCGGCATCGTAAGCATTACTTACGGTAGCATCAGTAATTGAAGAAGAGATTACTGAAGGTACAGAAGTAATAGTATTACTCTTTACATTACCCTGAGTACCATTGGTTAAGTAGAATACCACATTGGTTATTTTTGCTCCTGCTGCAGGCTTCTTACCAAAGGTACCATCTCCAAACATTATATAAGGATTGAGTGCCTCATCTACTGAAACCATAAAGTGTTTGTCTGTAGGTTTGGATTTTGCAAATGTATCTACTAATACCCAAGTTTCCCCACCTATCTGCAATGACATAGAACCTTGTTCATAATACTTACCATTGGGTAGAGTACCCAGATGAATTATAACTCTATCTCCAGTAGGTATTACCATATTATTTAAAGCACTTGCAGTATACTTCTCGTGTTGAACCATAGGTACTTTACAAGTAGTTACATTTGAATACCAAGTTACGTCTCTAGCAGATAACCAGGAATTACCACTAGAATCCGTAAATAGAGTTCCTTGAGGTATGGTTAATTTAGCTCCAATGGAATTACCAGTAATACTTCTGGATAAGATTACATCTACTGTAGCAGCAATCGCTGCTCGAACATGATAATCTACCAGAGCTCCATGTTTAACTACCGAATCATACCTTCTTGCCGTAGATAGGAAGGTTTCCCTTGCCATATTATCTACATAATAGTGAAGTACTTCGGCAATTGCCGCAAACAATGAGAGGATGATAATTAATATATTCCCCTCCGAATAATCCGTTATGAGTTTCTGACCTTGAGGGTCTTTGAGTCCCATAAGGGATTCAACCAGCTTGGCCTTAATCTGTTGATAAGACCTCTGGTATGGGTTAAGCCATTTATTTGTGATTCCCATATTATTGTGTATTTAATGAATTATCCGACCGGTCATAGGTGATATCGAGGTACTGACTAGAATTTGTTCCATTTACTACATATGTTACTTCTATGTGTATTTTTGCATCAACTCTAGTAACCGTGATATTTTGGAAGGTTATCCTTTGTTCCCAAGCACCTATGGCCTGTTTTAAAAACTCTTTAATTATAAAACTTAGGGCTTGTGAGTTTGGTTCCTCAATACATTGCCATAGTTTACTACCAAAGTTTTCCTGTCGAAATCTCTGGCCTATCATGTAGTATAATATCGAACTTATATTATCTCTGATAAGTTTAAAATCCCCATTTACTGGGTACCAACCCCTTTCACCCTTTTCATTAGTTGTAAGTTGGATAGGATAAGTTACACCTATACCAACTAAGTCTGTAAAGTAATTCTTTTCCATTAGTGTATGCAGGTTTTATCCTCATAATCGTCTACAACGAATTGTGAGAAAGGTTTAGTTACTTGAGTTAAAGTTGGGCCAGAAGAACCTGGCCCAGTAGTTACACCTGAGTGTACATGAGAGTTAAACATACTACGAAGCTGTTCTAATTCTTGAATGGTTTGATTTAATTTCTCGGTTAATTGGAATATATTGATTACTCCACCATTCTCTCCCGTATTTAATATTACTGAATCACCAGAGGCCACATTAATATCCCCATCGGCATTTATAACTACCTCTTTTTCTGAATGAACATTTACTGGGCCATTAAAGTGTAAGTTGAGTTCTCCACTATCATCATCAATAACTATAAGATTACCTTCAGGTGTAATTATACCAATTTTATTTGGCCCATTTAAAGGTTGAGGTATTTGGTTCATCCCCCAACCATGATATTCCCAGAGAGGCTTAGTGGGATCTCCAAATTCAAAAGTAATAAATACCATGTCTCCAACTTTAGGGGCTAAGTATTTAAAGCCTGAGCTCAGTGAACCATGCTGTCCTTTCGGATATGCCCAAGCAAATACTCCGCCCATTACTTCTGGGACACATACCTTTATTCTGTTCATATTTTTCTCTACATCATTATTATCAACAACGATGCCTCTATAAACAGAGTAATACCGACCAAGGCCCTCTAAGCCTTCATCGGTTATTATTTTTGCTGTTTCGTAACTCATATCCTTATTCCTCTACGTATATTTGACTTGCTATTCGTTTATGCTTTTTAGCCATATCACGATATACCCGATTAGCTATAGCCATATAATTAAACTTAACCCCATAATCTTCAGGGACTGGGATTTCCTTGAGGGTTATCTTACCTGGTATTAGTTTACCCTTAGAAGTAACTGTATTACCAGTAGATAAAACTATACCTTCTGCCAAAGCTTTGGGATCTTTAGCGTTTACTTCGGTATAGTAAGCCTTTTTTCTAATAAACTCAGCTTGACCTTTGATGTCAATTATTTCCCCTTTTTCATTAAGGAAATGTTCATTGTAGTATACTTTCTCATTATAAGTAAAGTTAAGGTTAAGATTTTGAGAAGAGCTTAAAGCCTTTTTATCTTTGCCTCTATCAGTCTTAGCATTGGCCTTAGCATCATTTGCTACAATATCCTGAGTAGATAGATCAGTTCGAGAAGTTACAGAACCAGACTTAGAATTATTTTTTACTAACTCCATATTGGTTATATAACCTTGACCAGCATCCATTGAATGAGTACATTGTTTTATATACCAAAGCCCAGACCATCGTTTACCCACGTTCTCTAAATTAATTATTTGAGAAGTTGCTAACATGGGTCTACCAACTACCTGAAGTTGACATACTAATCTTTTTTCTGTTTGCTTTAAGCCACCATTAGCATTAGCATTGGCTGCCCAAGCATACTTATCAGCTCCTCCGTATCTACTGAATAAGTTGTGATAAAGCTTATAGATGGGTACTCTAAGATTTACTCTTTTCATATGCCTTACCTTAACCTTCTTACCGTATTGACCTTGGCCATAGTGTTTAGTAGTATCAATTTCCATATCGGATAATACTTCAGTATAAGGGTCTTTATTCAAAGCCTCAAACCCTCTTTCAGATGCTGGTAATATCCCCATTTGAAAATTGATACCAGAAGCTATACCTGCTCCAGCTTGTTTAGAGGCATAACCCTCTGGGTCATAATCTAGAGGATCTACATATTCGGTTACCATAAATTCCATACCATCTTCATCTTCAAAAAGATACATTTCATATTCTAATAACTTTTTAAGATTAGCTTCTAATTCTTTACCATTTCTGGAATTCTTTAGTACTTGTTGAAGAGCTCTCTTTTTATCATCTGGTAATTCACTGGCGGCTTGATTAATAGTGGTACGTATATCTTCAGTAGACATCTCATCGAATCTCCTTTGTTTACCAGCTTCATAAGCTCCAACCGGACCAACAGCTTCATACTCTGCTACCCTCTTTTTATACTCGGCTTCTTTTTCCCTATTGTATTGAACTTTCATATCCCAAGTATCTATTACTTCGGTGGGAGTAGTAGGGTGGCTTTGATAATCCTCAAACCCGTTACTGGTAAGATTAGATACTTCAGTATTATCTACTCTAGCTATATAGGGGCTTAAAGCTAAAGAAGGTTTATCTTCTGGTTCATTAATGTTGGTTGATAATACAGATAGATCTTTACTATCAGGGTCTAAAGATGGTGCTAATACTGCTTTAACTCGTTTAGTTACCTTTTGAGTAGCAAAGGATACTCTGAGTACTTCACCCTGCTCACCCTGATAAGTATAAGTACATACAGGCTCCTCATTAAACTTTCTATTATGTATATAAATAACCCCATCCCTTGAATCCACATACCAGGGGCCATTGGTATAACCCTTCATCTTCTGTTCTAACTGAACCAAGATATTCTTTCCCACTAACCCAAAATCGCTATCTATTAAAGCCTTTAAATCTTCGGGCATTGCTACTTCAGCTACTCCACTGTATTTGTTAGCATAAAGTACTTTTCCAGTAGTAGTACGAGTATTTTCTGTTGGCACTTGTAGTGACTCGTATACTTTATTACTTATTATCTGTTGTTCCATTACTGAAATATTTCTATGATTACACCAGTGGCATTCCCACAGCCATTGTCTAAATAGGTAGATAATTTATAACCCTCCATATCCGAATGAACATAAGCCGGTTGAAATCTTAAATCCCCTGTAGAGTCAATGCACTTGATAGTTACATGAGTACCCGTAGAATCGAATACTGCTTCGAATTCTCTTACCTTTAGTATTTTTATAGGCCCCGATATAAATTGACCATCTGGGTAAATATAACCCCACTGAAGACAGATTTGTTGATTCTCTTGTATATCAGCAATGTCTACTGTATCAGGATTACCCGTATCAAAAGTAAGAGTAGCCAAGTTTTCTTTTTCCTCATCGTATCTATAACTCCAGGTACTTATATACGCTCCAAGGGGTATACCTGTAATGGGATTCATTATAGGCATACCTCCAAAATTGAAAAGGGCCAAATAGGGTTGGCCCATTCCATTATATAATATAGGTTTCTGTTTAGCTGCCATAAGTCGGTATTCTTATTAGAGTTCCCATTTCTAATTCCTTAAAAGGATTCAGTATCTTATTAGCTTCAGCTATAATGTACCACTTACCAGAATCACCATAGTACCTGAAAGCAATGTTCTGCAAGGTTTCCCCATCTTTAACGGTATGTTGAATATCGTTAGAGGATTCCGGTACTACTGGAGGTTTAGCTTCTAAGGAATAATCCCCATCGTTATACTTCAGAGCATAGGCATTATTATATGGGCTAGCTCCCTTTAGGTATTGGTTAACATCAATCATATTTAATACCTCCTGTCTTTTTAAGTGAATCAGAATTTATGAAATCTCCATAGGATAAGTTATATGCACTTACTCTCTTGAAAATCAATTCTTGAGTTGCTGCTGCAGGCAATAACCTACCATTACCAAAAGTAGCCGGCTTTCCCGGTACCCTTATCCTATAACCATTCTGAAAATTCTTCAAGGTATAGGTTGCTGAAGTAAGTATATAATTGTGATTATCAAATATACCAGAATCACCCCATTCTATTTTAACAATTGGAGGAGCAGCTTGGTAACCATTTGATTTAGACCATGCTTCTAATAGCCTACATTTATTTACTACCTCTTCGGGATTCTCTGGGTCATTACAGTACCAGGATACATTAAATTGGATAATGTCTTCAGCCCCAGTATAGTGATACATTGGTACATTACGTCCCATAGACTTAATGGTTGCCCATGTTGTTTCACCTCGAAAATCCAATTCTGGAGGTCTATTCTGTAAAACAATATATTGAGTTGGGTTAACGGTCATATTATATATCCTTACCTCATTCTGATACATAATATCGGCTTTTACTTCAAAGTTTCGATGATTGGTAGTATTCTTGTTACCCTTTGCGGGATCCACTCCTTCCCCTTCTTCAATTCTAGGGAATTGCAATTCCATTCTCCATTTTTCCTGGAGTTGTTTATTCAATGTGGGATTCTTGGAAGATATCTGAGCCTCTCCTATAACCCCATTAGGGTTATAGAGCTTACCTTTTAGAGCATCATCTTTTGGAAGTGTAGATGTATTCCTATTGAGTAATATCCTGGCTCTCCATAGTTTATTTAAGGGACCCGTAAGAACTCCTGCGGTATCCCTTGTAAGGTCATTGTATTTTTCAACAACCTTACCTGCTGCCTTATTTAATACTCTAGCCATAATGTTTTAGTTTATAATCCCATTACAAATGCGGCCCCAGTAAAATCTTGTTGAGAACCTGGGGCATAATCCCCAACTGCTTGACCATCTACTGAGATATTGATACGAGAATCTCTCATACCTTCTTTAATAGCTAACCTAACAGCATTAATAAATCTCTCTTCATTCTGGGCTCTAAGGGTAGTTGGGTCTTCTTTCTCTTTATTCTGAGCTTCAGTATTCCTATCTACTGAATTACTAAGGTAACTAATACCCTCAATTAATAAAGGAAGACCTACAGTAATTGCTAATCCCCAGGGTCCACCGAGTAATCCCATAAGTCTAACACCTATAGATGTTAAACCTTTTATAGCACCTTGCCTAGCCACTTGACTACCAACTTGGGCACCTGCTCCAGCTAAAGCCCCTCCAGCTAAATTACCCGCCATAGTAGTTGCTAATGGTACTCCAGGATTTGGTGTCTTAACATATCTTCCGGTTTTAGTGTTATAAAATCTACCCGCAGAATTCATACCGATACCGCTTGACATCATTTGGAGTTGAACCATGGTTCTCATAAGGTTAACCATCCTTACCATGTGTGCTTCCATAATGGCAAACTGAGTATTAGTTTTTATTGCTGCTGCAGACATACCCTCAGTAGAAGCCGTGGCAATAGTTTGTAAATATCCAACCGACCTTATAATACCTCTCACAGTATTAAACCCTGCAACGATGGTACCAACTACTACTGCTGTAGCCCCTACTCTAAGAGCAAAGCTACCAGCCCAAGTTTCTGAGATAGAATTAATTACTTTGATTATAGAGTTACCCACATTTAGTACTGGGGTAAAGATTCTACCCAAAGCCGCTCCTGCAGTAACGGTTAAGTTTTCTAAACTTGATTCGAATTGGTCAATAACACCCGCATCAGTTTTAAGACGTTCTTCATTGAGTCGATTTACTGCTCCCAAATTTTGGTCATAGGTAGCAAGTATCTTACCCATCTTATCTCTACCAGAAGCAATATCCCTAAGTACTGGGAGCATACCACGATTACCCCGAACCCCAAAGATATTAAAGAAAGTTGGTGTTTCAATTCGTGAAGGTAAATCTACTGCCGCCTTAGCAAACTTCTGATAGATAGTGTAAAGATCTATAAGGTTACCTTGAGCATCGAAGAATTCATCGGGACTTAAGCCCAGGTCTGCTAAAGCGTTATAGCCTTTCTTTTTTTGATTAACAAGAGAGAGTTGTAAGTAACGAATCATATTGGCCAGTGAGGTACCTGCCATAGAACCCTGTATACCCATATCACCCAATACACCAATAGCAGCAGCCGTTTGCCGAAGGTCTACTCCAGCAGTTGCCATATCTGCTCCTGCATAGGATATGGACTGGGCTAAGTCTGTTAAAGATATGTTTGCATTAGTAACTGCAGTATATAAATCATCTGTTACTCTAGCGGCTTCAGTCATTGGGATTTGGTACATTGACATGATATTAGTCATCAAGTCAGCTACACCACCTTTCTGTCCCACTGGCATTGTAAAGATTGAAGCCAGCTTAGATGCTGGCCCAATCATTTCTTTAATAGCATCGAATTTATTACCTGCCATAGCCAGGTATCTTTGTCCTGATGCAACATCCGAAGCAGTAAGAGGAGTTATCTCATTGACATCTTTTGCCAATTGTAACATTTCTCTTTGTTCTGCAATGGTAGCACCAGCAATTTTCGAAGCAGTCCAAACTTCATTCTGAACACCCGCAGAGTATTTATAGGCCCTTGCCATTCCCCCTACGAGCTGCATTCCGAAGTCCATTGTATTAGAAGCTGACATCTGTATACCTCTATTCCAGGTATTCATGTCATTCATCATTGTTCTGAATGACCCCGATATCTTGCCAGCTTCTTGAGAGAATCGGTCTTTTAAAACCATGGCAACACCGACCTCTACTATACTCCTACTGGTATTCATAATTTACTTTCTTTTCTTTAATTGTTTATAATATTGCTCGGCCATTTCCTTGAATATTTTCCTTATTCGGTACGGAAGACGTAAAAAGCCGAAATAGTCTAAGGCTATCTCGGCTCTGGTGATATAAACAAAATCACTCTCTAACATTACTCTTCCGTCAGGTAGAAAAAATTCGGTGCCCAAACTATAGGATAAGTTCTTTCTTCTCCGGTGGTTGGGTTAGTGATATGAGATTCACCTTTGAAGATAGGGTCCATAGATAAGATATGCTTTCTCATCTCAGCCATATCCTTTGCAGTAAACGGAGTAAAGTTTTCTACCTTCTCCCAACTACCATCAACCTCTAAGTGAAGATTACGGCAAAGAAGAGGAGCATTCTTAGTTTGTTTATCCAAAGGCAACTTCATGAACTCTTGTTCTCCCTTACCAGTCATACAATCGAATTTAATTCTCTTGCCAGATGAAAGAGTGTATTCATGGTCTACCAATCTAACTCCCTCTGGATAATAAGGGATAGCATCTGGCTTCTGATTTAAATCCTCTACAGTTGGAGTAGTACCGTAATCGAAAAGGAACTCATGAAGGTCTTGGCCATAAGTAATCTTACCACCATTCTCTTTGCCCCAATCATATTCGAATTCTACTTCCTCTCCCAAAGAGAAGATACGAGAATTGAAGATAATAGCATAACGGTCATTGACTGGTAAGTTAAGGGCATCATCTACGGTTAATTTCCCATTAGGGGTAGCAGTAGTTCTAATTACAATTGCTGCAATGAACTTGGTAAGGTTCATCAAAGTCTTCATGTCTGAAAGGTTACTGAGAATATCTTCATCAGCACCATTTTGTTCTCTGATTTCATATTCGAAACCAGAAGGTCCGGTAAATCTAAATGTTCTAAATTCCATAATTTGATATATTTAATGTTTACAAATGTTCATAGTACTCCGTATAACAACAAAAAAGGGGTGAGCTCCTATCACAGGAATCCCACCCCTCCACCGAATCTTAGTGAAAATAGACTAAGGAATTAGTATTTGTCTGCAGTACCCACCGAGAACTCTATGGACTCTATGGTATTCTCTGAAGCCATTCTGTCCAAGTCTAAGCCGGTAATCTTACATGGCCATACCTCTTCGAAGACGTGGGTATTAAGAACCGAAACTCCATCTTCGGCAAGTTCGTTTACAATAGCCGTTTCCCAATATTGGCTTGGTACTAAGCCACCACCAACTATATGGTCTTGGCAAGAATAGAGCCAGTCATGAAGCCAGGTATCTGAACCTGCAGTAGTCATAAGTTTCTCTACGATAAGATTACCTATAGTAACCCTACCTGCAGTTTTAACGTCTCTATTGACGTCCCCATGAGCAACCTGGTCAATCTCAATATCCGGCAAAGTACAACTTTGGAATAGATAAGTATTGATAGGGTGTTTGGGGAACATGATACTCCACAAGAATTTCTTCCGTGGATTTTTTACTTTTGCTCCCATTGTGTTATGAGTTTATAAGTTATTACTTGTTTCTACAATTGATACTGCCTTAGAAGCTGCATCGATTACAATCTCCATAGTTACCTCTTGCATAGGAACTACATCCTTATACTTAAGGATAGCACGGTACTTACCCTGACGAGCATCTGCTTCGTTATTAACCGAAAGGTCATCCCAAGAAGTTGCATCTTGGTCACCCATCCAGGTATACTCGGTCATAGCATCTTCGTCTACCAAAGAATCCAAGGTAGGTTTAACCTCCAACCAGATTCTCTTCCAAGTACTCCAAACGTTTGGTTCTTCGATATACTTGTTGAGTACCGGGCGAAGGAACTTCTTCAGATAGAGATTCAATCTTACAATTGAAAGGAATCTTTCAGAATCCTGTTTCACTTGAGAAGAGAAGCAATGCCATAGCATGGTTTGCTTACCTGCATCTGGAGTATCTTTGATTACCATCTCATTGATATAATTCTGAGCAAGGGTGTTCAGTTCGTTATATCGAGAAGGAGAACCATAGTTAGGGCATACTGGACCAACTGCATCCCCAATAACTCCTCGGTTCATACCTGCAAAGGATTTCCAAGGACCATATTGAGTAGCAGAGGCATCTCCCAAACCAACAATAGTACCCACTACATCGGAATCCTGAAGATTACCATTTTCGTTGTAGTACTTAAGTCCACCACCAAAGTAGGCAATGTACTTAGAGTTACCTACAGTACCAAGGCAAGTCTGTACCCAAGTAACCTGAGCTTTGTAATCTCTTGCCTGAGTACCTTGAGTATAATGGGTTAAGTGTTTGGGAACTTCGATATACAGTACCCATTCCATCAGTTCTTTTGCCATATCAGCAGCAGCCTTGTATACTTTGAGTACCTCTGAATCTTGTTCCAAGTGTTGAGAGATATGTGAAATAAACAATTGGTAGAAGTCTGTGTAGTCTCTTACCAAGTCCAGTGAAGCAATCCATTCTTCGGCAGTTGGAGTGGAACCTGCACTACCGATAGTACCATTAAACAGTTTCTCTGTTTCGGAGGGTGCAGCATCTCCCACGGTAATAGTGATAGCATTCTTAGTACCATCGATATCATCGGTAAGCCACTTAATTAGGTTTTCAAAAGAGGAACCTGCAGTAATTACCGGCTTAATATATTCCGAGTTCTTAGCAAATGCACTAAGAGCAAGGTAATCTACCGAAGTATTATTGTTATCATCGGCAGTTTTGTAGGTTATTACTGGACCCTGTTCAAGTACTTGCCCATTAGCCGAATAGATTTTATAATACAAGGTATTAGCTTGCTTATAAAAACCAACCTGGAAAGTATCTGCACTACCAATGGGATCTCCATATCCCTTGGTTACTAATCCAAAACTATAGGTAGTACTACCCGATTTGAAAGTAATCAGAGCAGAGGGTTTAGCCGAGTCGGGTACAGCAGAAGCAACTGAAATCCCATCTTCTGAATCTTTAGCTTTTCTTGCCGCAGCCTGAGAAGCAGTTACTGTACCTTGAGCAGCTCCCTTGCCAAGTACTCGAATAACACGAAGCTTAGAACCACCCTGCAAAGCCTTTTCGATATTTGATACAGAACCATCTGGTACAATTTCAGAACCATAGATTCTTTGGAACTGAGAGAAAGTAGAGATGGTTTCTGAGGGGTCATCGTATGGGCCCTTAGTAGTTCTAGCCAATACACAAGAAACTCCTAACATGGGAGTAGTTTGAAGAACATTGTTGTTCTTAAACTTAAAGTCAATGTGAGGTGAAGTTGGCATAATTCTATTGTGATTAAAGTTAATTACTTGTTTAATTTATACCCTAGAGTATTGTACCTATGCCTTAAGTACTTTTAACTCTAACATTTCATTTTCGTTTTGTTCTAACAATCCAATAAGAACTGATATATCCTTGATAGGTGTAAGAGTACCTTCTCCCAAAGCTTTTTCTGGAAGAATGCCATCCTTACATACATAGGTGTATACCTTCTCAAGTATACCCTGCTCTACATCTGGATGGTCATAATAATTACCAATTTCAATGAATAGGTTTCCGGTGGGAGCAAGCCTGCCCTTTTCCCATTCCTCTAAATCATTGAAGTATGGTCTCACGTATCCTCTAGCAGGTAAGCCAGTATATAAGATTGTATGTAGCAACCTCATATCGGCTTGTGTTTGAGAAACTAGATGTACATCTATGGTGATATCTTTTGTTTCATAAGGAAACTCTGAAGCTTGGTAATTACCATCCTCCAGTTTATCACCAATGATATATTTATTCACACCAATATCCCCCGAATAATAACCCTGTAGTTCTATGGTTATTCTTGGGAGAGTCTTTGGGCCTTTTACTTGATTATTCCCTATACCAAAAAGAGGTATAAACTTCTTCATACCTTTGATTGCCTCTTGAAATCTTTTTTCGTTTTCTTGAGACAAAGGTAAGAAGTCTTCGGGGTTTAAGGTAAGACCCATTTCTAACATTGTACTAAGTAGAGAGATATAAAAAGTTCTTTCTACTATTTCTTCTGAATTTACCATTAATTTCCTAATCTAATTTCTAGTTGAACTTCATGGCTACCAGTATCATTTATAATTCCGTTATAAGTTACCCAAATACCTCCAAAACCACTCATTATGGTTTGTAAATGACCAACACAATTTAATTCACTAACCCATTGAGTAGCAATATTTGAAGGATAATCGGTAAGCCATACTTTAAAGGGTATTGGTTCTGAACCAATATCTCCAGGGAATTGACCCTCTATTGTCTTACTTATATCGGTTATCTTAAATTGTTTTACAAATTTAGCAACTTGAATACCGTTGATAAGGTAATACTGATAACCCTTTACATTACTAATCTGAGCAGTACTAGTATTTTGACCAAGATTTGGGAATGGTATATTCGGAGTTGGTTCAAAACCATACTCAGTAGTTCTTTTACCAGGAGATTGAGTTATATTTAAAACTATCTCAGTGTTAGGTTCTTGCTGTAAGATAATCTTAACCGTAGTAGTTCTTTCTAATGGGTCATAGTTACTTGGGTTGTGATCTTGATTAGTAGATTTAGTTTTGATAATAAGCTTACCTACAGCATTAGCTTCCCCAATTTCTTGGGTTACCTCTAACCAATCGGATGAGCTTTCTAATTTCCAATCTATAGCACGGTATTCATCTTGAGGCTCATTATTTATAAACTTCTGTTGGTAACTATATACCCCTATTTCTAGAGTCTCACCCTTTTTAGTACCATCGAAAGTATGGGAAGTAGTTTCCGGAGTGATACTAAAATAAGTTCCCCAGGTCTCTACTTTAGGATCAGCCTTTTGTTGTATCAGAGTTACTTCCCTTTCTACACCCTGAACTACTACCTTGAGGACCTGCTCTTTTAAGGTCTGTTCTGTATTTACTGCTTTCGGTTTTACACGAATGGTAGCAGTACCAGTTCCTGATAGTGAAGATATTTCAAAATCTACTGCCATTATATAATCCTCCTTATTTCTTTTCTAACTTCATTACGTATTTCCTTTTGTAAGGCAGCTTTTCCACCAGCAGCCTTAAATGCAGGAGCCCAGAGAGGACGAGGTGGTAAATTACCATCTCTACTACCATACTCTAACATGATAGCTATCTGATTCAAGGTTTTTCTAGAAGTCTTACCAGTATAAGTAATCTTCTTGATTCCAATTGGCAAACCAACGAAAGTTCTATTCTTGGTCTTTACTACAGTAACGGATTTAGCATATTGACCCGTGAGTCGTAATAGAGTATGCTCCCCATATTTCTTTACAGTACCTGGAGCATGTTTTGGCCAAGAAGTATGGGTACCGGGTGGTGGAACACCCGTATTCAAACTTCGTCTTACTATACGAAGAAGTTGATTACCAAACTTTTCTGTACCTTTCGCATAGCCTTCGGTTAAGATACTTGGAGTTTTAGCAATCAACCTTTCTGCACGAGCTTGTTCTCGTTTGTCTGCGTATATTTCTAGAGGACCAATTGGAGTCGATATTGTAATATTAACCGACTTACTTAGCATAATTCTTATCTATTGTTTGGGTTTATCTAATCCCAACTCCTGAGCAATTCTTTGTAAAAGAGTTTCTTGCGTGGTTATCCGTTGATCTATATATTGCCGAAATTCATCAAACTCCGGAGCAGGTCTACTTTGAGCAGATTGGGATTGATTAATTGAATTGAGAATATTATCACATTCAGAAACAACTGCCTCAAACTTTGGTCGATTGTTAAGTATATTTAAGGCATTTTGTTTTTGCATAGTAACCTCATTAATTATATTCACTATATCGGTAGTATAATATACCCCATTATAAATACCCTCATCAGATTGTGAAGGTAGGTATATTGTAAGCTGTGATACAGAATCTTGGATCACTAATTCGATACTGTTAACAAAGCCATCTTTAGTACCGGATGCCATGGGTTTACTCTCGCCTACCTTTACAATCTTTGCGGTATCGAAAATGGGATAACCAGACCTTCTGTCTTTCGCTAAGGTAAAGATTACTTCACCCTTTTGTAACTTTTGGAAAATCAATGTTCTTTCGTCCATAATCATTTTCTGTTTATTAAATTTAAACCAAATGAAACTGCACCCGGATTCTTTTGCATGAAGTCTACCAGGTTTAAGAATTGATAGTATCCAAATTGATCGATGAGTACCTGAGCTTTGTTTGCTACTTCTTGTGCAATCTCTATAAATATCCGGGTGTTGTAAATTAAATCTATGATAGTTCGAATACGTATTCATAGGTAATCGTCGCAGCAGATTGATTAATGGAGAGTGTAATCTTCTTACCTGATTCACTTTGAGTAACTGTAACCGTAGCAGATCTTGATGATTCTTCGACGTTCTCTGAAGCTTTACTTGATACAGTCTTACCACTAACTGTAACAGAAGACCAAGAGGGAGTACCAGACAAACTTACACCTACATCATAAGTATCTGAAGTTTCGGAACCATTAATTACTTTTTTCTTATAGGATATAAAAGTCTTAGATAAAGTATCCCCTGAAGCAGCATGGTGAATGGATTCACTTGCACCAGCACCATCCCAATAAAAGTAGTAATTATAACTTACACTAGCACCCCCCTGAGTGATATCCACATAATCAGAAGCACCCCCATAAGAAGCAGTAACTCTAATAGACCTACTACTTGTACTGGTATTCTCAGAAGCACTAAGTGTAGTACCTGATAGACTAAATCCTGAGGTGCCATTGGTACTTAAACTTGGAGTAGCACTATCAGAGCCATCCCTTGTATTTGAACCTGAGGTATAGTTAGCATACCTGGGTCTACTTGCACTGGGGTACAAAGTTACACTACCTCCAGTATTAGAGATAGTGTATGAACTAGCAGTTAGAGTTACAGACCATGAACCATAGGTATACCCAGTAAATTCGTTTGCTGCCTGGTATACTGGTACACTTACAGATTTGGTTTTACCATTGAGTGATAAGGTACCAGTAAGGGTTCCTACCTGGGTTCTAGATTTAACCGTAGTTCCCAAAGAACCTGCACTAACTGCAGTACCATAACTAATACTAGCACCACTTGTAATCGTACCTCCTCCAGTTGTAGAACCATTCCATCCCCAGGTCTGGGAATAAGTTGGCAAAGTAGTAAATGAACTTCTTGTACCTCCACTTGCAGGTATATCGGTTACAGCTCCACCACTTGCAGTAATTTCACTGTAGCTTTTATAAGCTGCCGACTGAGAACAAGATACGGTTAACTTCTTCCCTGTTTCAGCTTGGGTTAAGGTTACCGTACCACTTCGTGTACTGGTAGAAGTATTATTACCCATAGTTACAGAAGTACCGGTACCGGATATACTTCCTCCATTAGCTCTAGTATAAGTTAAAGAAATTTGGTTACCATAATTATGGCCATTTCTTAATTCTTGCTTGTATGAAGTTACCGTAAAGGTTTTAGTACCTCCAGTTGCCCCAAAAGACATAGAAGTTGGATTTACACTAAACCCATAACTCCAAGATTGAGAAGCTGCAGCTTGAGTGAAAGTAACCGAGATCGTTTTACCGGTTTCGTCCTGGGTATAGGTTCTAGTATGAGTTCTTGAGGATAGGGTTAAATTTTCTGTAGCGGTAAATCCAATCGTATCAGTAGAACCTTTTAACCAGTCGGGTAAAGGGGTTCCGGTATGACCTACTGCTATAGAAGAACCATGAGCTACTCCATCTAAATACTTTTGTTTAGTTGAAGTTAAGCCTAATCGAGCTGGAGTCGATTCCCCCCCTATAGCAGTGAAAGTAAAGGAAGTATTTATAGCTGTAAAAGTATACTTATAGGTTACCTTATGAATATCTTCGAGTTTGACACATTCATTATTTCCATAGGAACTGGCATTGGATAGTTCCAACCCCACATAATTCTCCCCTGTTCCTGTCGAGGAGAGTGCTAACAATTCAGCCTTGGTAGGGCAGTCATTTCCTGTCTTACCAAGGCCTACTTTAGTTTTGACAGCACTCCAGGTTGCTATCTCTCCCATGATTATTTATTTTTAAGTTCTTGAATCTCAGCCTTCAAAGCCTTAATCTCATCGTAGAGAAGTTTAACACCTTCAATTGCCAAAGTTGACATCTTGTGATATTTAACTTGTTTTACGAGTACATACTCTTCCCCATTGATTTCCAAAGTTTCGAATTCCTCTGGATTAGGTACTGTAGATTTCTCTACTGGAACTTCCTCTACATATTTACCAAATCCCAATCCCTCAAGATTCTGAGCAATAGTTCCCTCGTCCTCTTTACCAAGCATTTCGAATGACTTAGTTGGTATCTGGCAAATCTGTTCCAGAGTATGATTCAAATCCTTAATATTAGATTTGAGTCGAACATCTGAAGACTCTTTGAAGAAACCGGAAGGAGCAGTAGTCTTAGCAAATACTACCTGGTCGGTAGTTGCCAAACTCAATTGAGCTCTAGTTACTACGTGAGGATTATCTCTTCTACCAGCATGGCTATTGATAGAAGTCTGAGCAGCAGTACCTGCAGCCTTAGCATCAGCAATAGCAGTAGCTTGAGCAGTAGATACGGGCTTATTAGCATCGGAAGTATTATTAACATTACCCAATCCAACCTGAGTTTTAGTAACTGCATGAGGATTAGATTTATTGGCAATATGATTATTTACCTTAGTTTCTAATGCAGTTACATCTGAACCAGTATCGGCAATCAAATCGTCAACGTAAGTTTTCAATTCTGTACGAAGAGCATTGATAGCATTAGTTCTATTGGTAATCTCATTTGCCAACCCCTGTACCGTATTATCCAAGTTAGTCTTATCAGCTGCAGTCATTACACCTGCAGTAGTCTTAGTTGCTGCTGGTATGGTGACATTCACATCTGTACCTCTACTATATGAGCCATCTTCGGTATTCTTTACCCATCTAAAATACTTTAATCCGAGATTATTCGTATTTTGGGTAACACTGTTTATTACCGTCATTATCTCCTGAGGTAAACTATTGATTAGTTTATCATGCTCATTATCTTTTGCAATACGAGCCTCTTGTTCATCCTCTATGGCTTTCGGTAGGGTTTGATTAAGTTTTATTACACTTTCTGCCCCCATCAAACCGGCTTCTTGAGTAGTGGCATTGGTTAGTGGAATAATCATCCCCTCAGGCTGATCTATGTAATGACCCTGGTCATCTAAAGAAGAATAATTACACTGAATAATTATATTCCTCTCGTTTCTGTTAGCTATTGAAATATTACTGATTAAATTTCTAGGCATACTAGATACCACATCCTCAAGATGTTTACCTCTACTACCCTCGAAAGCAGTACCTGCAATTTCTCCAATAATAAGGGAAGAAGTGTTACTATCTACGAATTTAGTACCTGACCAACGGAATTGATAAGGAGGTTCCCCATTAGCAACATTAATGTATATCTTACCAGATTCTCCAGTTACCGGAGTTTGGTGAGTAGCATCAGTATACAACTGAACATTAGTAAGACCTCCAGTAGAGCTTACTTCATAAGTAGCGTATACCTCGATTACATCGTCTACATATGAAGGCAAATGGTTAGCTGGTACCAATCCATTACCATCCAATGGAGCAAACCCATCAGCTTGTCCCTTAGTTGCTACAAAGGCATCATGCTTAGCTTCTAGAGTATCAATGTTATTCTGCAGTTTAGTATCAAGGGCAGTATCAGCATCTTTTCTATCTTGAATCTCTTTTTCTAAAGCAGCAGTCTGAGAATCTCCCAGATTCTTGATAGCTGTATCGATTGCCTTTTGTCTATCCTCAATTTCCTTAGCAATAGCATTGGGCAAAGTCTCATCAAGATTAATCTTATCTTGGGCAGTCATGACTCCTGCAGTAGTCTTAGTTGCTGCTGGGATAGTACCCATTACATATCTACTACCCTTAACATAGACACCAGATTCTGAATCTAGTTTAGCTCCAGCATGAGTAATGATGACCTCAGAATCTGAAATTTCTAGATTGCCTCCAGAAGCAAGTACAAAGGATTCTGGGAGAGAATCAAATAACTTCTTATCGGCTGCGGTTTGTACACCTGCCGCTTTATTCGTCGCAGGAGGTATATTTAGATGACGTATAGCATTTTCAATGGGATTATCTTCATATACTCCAGTATCGGGATTTATAGTAGATAAGTCCAAATAAATATCTACCATGTTATGGCGTTGAACTCTTCCATTAAAACCTCGAATGATATTTGGGGGAAGAGAATCAAACAATTTCTTATCTGCAGCGGTTTGTACACCAGCTTTTTCTGCAGTAGAAGCAGGTAAAGTAATTGGATTCTGTTCTACTGTACCATCTTCGATTACAGTTTTAGTAGCAGCAATGCCTATTGAAGTCTCATTTGGAGTTACATCCCCAAGAGCAAAGTTAACAGTAGTAATTCTATCTAACTCTACCTTATCCTTAGCAGTCATCGTACCGGCTTTAGTATCTGATGCCTGAGGCAAATCAAAGGTTTCTGTAGTATCAGCATTCAGACCATTATCCTTAGTTACGGTTACGGTTACTTTACTTGCATCGGAATCAGCCGATATATCTGTAAGGGCATTTTCATCCAACCCATCCAACTTAATCTTATCTGCTGCAGACATGACTCCTGCAAGAGATTGGGTTACCGGGAGAAGTTCTTTAATGGCCTCATTGGATTCTCCGTATTGGTTGTTAGAAACGTCCTTAGTAGAAGTATTTACCTTGAAAGTAAGTTTAGAGTCATCTCTACTTATTTCACTTACACCAGTAACCATGGTATTAGGTAAAGCATCAGAAGTTGCTTCCTCGGCTACCAACCTTTCTTCGTGATCATTGGTAATATTGGTAAATTTGTTATCCAAAGATGTATCTGCATCTATTCTATCTTGGATTTCTTTATCGATACGTTTACCAAGAGCGGTGTCTGCAGCAATACGAGCAGCTTCTTCTGCATCGATATTATCTTGAAGAACTTTATCAGCAGCCTTTCTCTCTTCACTCTCGGTATTAAGGTCAGAAGTATTCTGATCAATCTTTGCTTCCAACCGAATATCTTCAGCTTTACGAGCAGCAATTTCGTTATTTAACAGATCCGTAATGGCCGTATAATTACCATTGATATTATCCTGAATACCCTGGATTAATTCCAGGTTACGTTGGATATTAGCAGTATTCTGAGTTACCAGAGCATTAGTAGCATTCAGGGAAGTTAACAACTCTGTACGAGTTTCACTTACAAAAGTTCTCAGCTCATTTACCGTAGTAGTAAGAGTATTACTCAGGTTAGTGAATGATTGTTGTAAAGTATTATCTCCCTGTTCTCGTAAGTTCTTTTCGGCTTCAAGCTTATTCTCCAACTCTGTAAGCTTAGTAGTCATAGTTGCTGCAAAGTTGGGATCATCACCGAGAGCCTTAGCAATCTCTGCCAAAGTGTCCAATACTTCAGGGGCTGAACCAATAATCTTTTGGATTGCAGCCTCTACTTGTTCTGCATTCTGAAAGTCAGAATCGTTTAATAACTGAGATACCTTAGTGATATAGTTTGCATGTTCTTCGATGCCATCCAACTTGGCATACAGCAAGTCAGTGAAATCATTTGAAGAAAGTACCTTGCCATCTACCTTATCTACCTTCTTATCGTCCATTGCCTGGTCTGCAGCAATTCTATCTGCTTTCTCCTGAGCAACAGCATTACTGATAAGAGTATCTTGATTAGCTCTTTCAGTTGATTCTTTATCGATATTGGTTTGAAGTAAAGTATCTCCAGCTAAGCGGTCATTCTTTTCGGTAAGGATATCCTTATTAATACCAGCCATATCATCCTTGTGATTCTGAAGGTTGGTATCAATCTTGGCCTCAAGAGAAGTCTCTTTGGCAATTGCTCGGTCTTTCTCTGCATTAATAGCAGTAGTGTTGGCATTTACCTTTGCTTTTAGTTCATTCATAGCATCGGTATTACCTGCCTCTAGAGAATCAATACGAACTCCCAAAGCATTATCACCAGCAATACGGTTTTCCTTTTCTTGTTCAAGCTTAGTGTTAATATTACCTACTTCGGATTCCAAAGCTTGTTTGGTATTATCCAACTTAGCAGTAAACTCAGTACTCAAAGCTTTATCAGCTGCAGTACGGTCTGCTACTTCTTTATCTAAGTTAACCTGGAGAACTTGGTCTGCAGCTTTTCTTTCTACACTCTCAGTATTAAGGTCAATATTGAGAGTATCGATACGAGAACTCAAAGCACTATCGGCATTGGTACGGTCAACTATTTCCTCGTTAATCATACCCTTAACTTCCTTGTAGTTATCCCCTACAGTCTTAGTTAAGTTTGTGATTGCCTCTGAATTTCTTTCGATATTATGTTGGTTAGTAGCGATTGCCGTAGTATTGGCATTTACCTGCTCGGTAAGCTCATTACGCAAGGTATTGATAGACTCTTGCATACTCAAAGCCAAGTCTGAGATACGCTGGTTAACATTAGCCAAACTTTGAGTATATGCTTCATCGGCAGTCTTTCTTTCGGCAATCTCTTTATCCAAGTTAGCCTGAATTGTGGCATCGGCATCCTTTCTATCCTGGATTTCCTTGTTAAGATTATCCCTTACAACCCCGAGTGCAGCATCTCCAGTAGCAGACTTATTGTCTACGTATTCTTTCAGTTTAGTTTCAAGGGCAGTATCTGCATCCTTACGAGCTTGAACTTCAGCAGCTACTTCAGCACTATTTGCTTCATCACCAGCAATACGGTCTTCTATTTCCTGATTAACCTGTTCAGTAATAGCCGCCAATTTCTTGGTAATAGTTGTAGCAAAATTTGGATCATTACCCAAAGCATCGGCAATTTCCTTAAGAGTATCAAGTACTTCAGGTGCTGAACCAATAATCTTTTGGATAGCCGCATTTACTTCCTCTTCAGTTTGGAAACCGGCATCATTGATAAGCTGAGAGAGATGGGTAATATAGTTTGCCTTTTCTTCGATGCCATCAAGTTTAGCTTTGAGGATATCAGTAAAGTCATTCTTAGTCAAAGAATAACCTTCACGTTTATCTACCTTCTTAGCATCAAGGTCTTTATCCCCTTTTTCTCTAGCAGCAGCCTCGGCAGCAATGGCATTAAGTAATTGTTCTTTGTCTTCTACACCCTGCTCTTTTATATCCTCAATTTTATGTTCGAGAACTAAATCCTGAGCAGCACGAGCAGTAGCCTCTGAATCTATATTGTTCTGTAATATCTGGTCTGCAGCAGTACGTGCTTGAGCTTCTTGGTCAATTTTACCTTGAAGAGCATTGTCTGCATTGGTACGGTCTGTTACCTCTTTAGAGATTTCATTGTGAAGAACTTGGTCCTCAGAATGACGGTCTACCTTCTCTTGGTCAATTTTACCTTGAAGAGCTAAAGTATCAGCCTGACGATTAGTGATTTCCTCGTTAATCTTAGAATCCAGTACAGTATCTGCATTTGTACGATTTGCAGTTTCTTCGGCAATCTTTGCCTCGAGTGCGGCCTTATCATTGATATGGAGAGTTTTAAGGTCATTTACACTTTCCTTAATCTCATTATCGGCAGCAATACGTTCATCTTTTTCCTTTTGGATAAGGTCCTTAAGTTCTTTCTCAAGTTCACCATTATCTTGATTTACCTTATCTTCAAGGTCTTTGATGTCTTCAGCATTCTTATCTACCTTCTTCTCAACTCTGTCGATTTCAGCTTTTAAGTCTGCCTTAACCGTATCAATCTTCTTATTGATTTGGTCTAACCCATATTCTAGGTTATCCTGAACTGCAGCTACTTCAGCACCCAGAGCAGCTTCGGCTTCCTTAGCACGATTAACCTCTTCGGTTAAAGCAGTACGAAGGTCGGTTAATTTATTAGTGATGGTAGTTGCAAAGTTGGGGTCATTGCCCAATGCTTCTGCCAACTCTTTAAGAGTATCAAGGGCATCATCAGCACCATCAACCAAATCACTAATCATCTGTTTAACTTCTTCCTCGGTTTGATATTTCAAATCATTCTCAAGCTGAGAAACTTTAGTGATGTAATTTGCATGTTCTTCGATGCCATCAAGTTTAGCCTTCAACTCATCGGTAAAATCATTTTTCGATAAGTCGTATCCTTCTTTCTTATCTACCTTATTCTTGATAGAAAGTACGAAGGCCCAGAACTCATTTATGGTTCCTCCAAAGCCAGCTTTAACAAAGTCATCATAGTAACCCTGTAATAATCGCTGGTCAATCTCTTCGCAGGTGTAATATTTACTTACATACATATTTATAAAATTTAAGGATTAATTACTGCACGTTGACGACCCAGTAAGAATTCAGAATCGATATCCCTGAATGGTTCTCCCTCTGAACCACAGAAGGCATTCATTGGTACATCCGGATTTTCGGGGTCTACATCTCCACCGTCCTCAATATCTCCCCGTATGCAAGCATAATCAGGAAGCTTATTTACACGGAATTTCATTACCTGGCCTATACCAGGATGAGGTATTATTTTATCCCAGATATCACCGAAGTAATCTTGAAAGCAGGTGACAAATTTGTTTCCGGTCATCGATTGAAATGCCGTTACATCGTTGCCATTACCTTTCATTTCAATATGAACTCCAGATGTACCATTAAGGATAACCCGATTACTATCAAACCAGATTCCACTGGAGGTAGTAATTGGGGTCCACCTCAGTACTAACATCTTTGCCATACACTTAATGTTTTATTCTACAAATTCAATTTTGGTATCTCGGTCTCTCTTTAGGATAACCATGAAAACTAGAGCCTCATCCTTTGCCTGAGCAGTTTGAGTGTCACCGGATGGTTTATACGTTATACCATTGATTACGAACCTATCTTGTTCCCAATTAAAATCCCAATATCCCTCAGAGGTAAGATAACCAATCTGTTCTATATAAGATTTAGAAATTAGTATTGATAAGTTTTCATCATCCAATTCTCCAGTTACTGTAGCCTTATTAATTGGCCAGTTTCTGAAAGCATTGTAGTAACATAATGCCTCGATTTGGATATTGTAATACTTTGGTATACTATCTTCGGCATGACTGAGAAGTTGGTTAACATTTTTTGCCCAAGTTATGGTTTGTCTACCAGCATCCCAATCCAAGAAATCGGTGATAATTTTCTTATACCTATCCCAAGAGCGGTTCTTTACCATTCTCCATGGTTCTTTTGTCATAGTTTAGTTAAAATTGAGTCATTACCACCCTTTACTGGTGCACTTGGGTTAGGCCCATCTAATATACCAGGTTTTCTTCGGTTAACTACCCTTGGTGTTACAGTTCTGAATACTTCATCGCAGAACGGTAAGTAGATTTCTAACCGTGAAGCTAACATACAAAGGTTCTTTCTTAATTCATCTATTAATCCACCCGGTTGCATTGCTTGAGAGAGTGTTTTCCATAGGGAACTTGTAGCATCTGCCAGGGTATCATAATATTGCACTTCAGTAGGCCCAGTAGTGATTTGTTTAATTCTATCACCTCGGGCAAGTTCTGGTTTAGAGGTACCATCACTGGTTTGTTCTTTGGTAGAAGTTAATTGACTTAAATATTCAGAAGTACTCGTTAATAAGTTAAGTATCTTCACATTAAGAAAATCCCATGCTGCCAATTCCATTATTAATTGGTTTTCCAGTGCTTCATACCATAATTCGTCAGTATATTTATCTGGTGGAATTGTATGATTTACTAGAGGTCCAATATAATATTGCCACTTGGTGATGTAGATGGATTTATCCTCTCGTGTCATACCATCGGAGATTTCTGATGGAATATAATGGTCAATTAAATTATATATTGTATCGGCTAATGCCGTATGCCCATAATCACAAACTACCAGAGTCTTATCTACGGTGATATCTAAACCCTTCGAGTTAGTTACATGTAGGGTTACTGTATAGAAACCGGGAGCTTCATAAGAATAGGAAACATGTCTTCCACCATTGAAAACCTCTCCCTTATCATCGCCAAAGTCCCAGTCAAAAATAGATTTGGCCGGGACTTTGGATATGACTCTGAATGAAACTTCCAGACCTGACGTAACGTACAAAAAGTCCAGATTATTTTTCATATTAGTCTGTCTTATGTAATTTTCATATATTAGCCTTTAGAAGAAGATTCAAATTCTTCCAGCAAAGCCTGGAGAAGTGTTTCTACTGTATCATCTTTCTCGGCAACGATTTCATGTAAACCAGCTACCAGCTTCAGTTCTTCAAGAGAATATCCCTTTGAAAGCTTTTCCAAAGTCATGCCCTTTTTAAACTGGGCATTTAATCTCTTGTCCAACTTTTCAATGTCAGCCTCCGAATACTTTTCGATTTCCGATTTATCAGCAATGATAATCAGATGACCCGAAGCAACAGCCTTCTGAATTTTCGGTGTACGGAATTGACGACGAGTGAGTTCTTTTTCTTCTCCTCTACAAATGGTAATACCAGTTGATTGGTCATGAAAACTGTAAGCTCTTGGTCCCACAGTTAATGTGTATTTATTATCTTTAGCCATATTTCCTAAGATTAAAATAAAAGTTGATTAAAGAGGGGATGGGTCTTTTTAGTTACTCATCCTCTCTGGGAATTTATATAGATGAAACCGGACGTTCTTATTCAAGATTAACCATCAGGTAAGGATCTACGTTCATGAATTCTGGGAATCCGAATTCGGAGAACTTCTTATCTGCAGCCAGCAACAGAGCAGCATCTTGGTACATCTTGGAGAAGCCAGTAGTTAAGCTTGCATAAACAGCCTCAGTTTGGTTAGAAACGATTCTTTCAGATTCCAACATCAATTGACGAGCGGTAAGCTTAATCAAGGCAGCAGATGTATCAATTAACAATAATTGCTGATCTGGAGTGCCCGGGTGAATATAGAAGTCAGCATTCTTGGGAACCGGAGACTTCACATTCAGTGTAGCTTCAGTTGTACCAGAATGACGATCTTTGAATTCTGGCAAGTTCAACATTTCAATTGCCTGATCTTCACCACCAATCATAGTAGTAAAGTTACGTCCCATACGAGCAGCACGAACCCAAATATGCAATAGATCCTTGTAAGTAATGCCATGGGTTGTTTCGTATACACCAATTACTGGGGCAGACTCAGAGCCATCAGGGTTGTTACCATTGATAGCCACGTCCATAGCCAGAGTATCCAAAGCATAACCCAACTGAACACCAAAGTCACGAAGATAGATCCCCAAGACATCGAGTGAAACATAGTTACGAACTTCATCAGTAAGTTTGAAACCCTTTCCGATTTTGAAGAGGCTAACTGATTTTTGTCCGAAACTAACATCACCCAAGGGAATAGTTTCTGCTTCGTTAACCTTTGCAGGAGCAGCATCCGACATATTAACCATCGGCATAATTGCTTGCAATCCGTTAATGGATTGGTCTGAAGCGATGATGTTCGGATAGAACGGTGCTTGACGCATGCCCAGAGTGATAGCAGCACGGATAATCTCCGGAACAATCCAACGGATATTCTGCTGAGGCATAGTAAAGATGTTCTGCATGGTATCAACCTTTGGATTGATGCCCACCTTTTCGAAGAGTTCATCCTGTGAAATTCCCCATTTACCTGTAACCAATTCTTCAAAGGTTACTTCTACAGGCTTCTTATCCTGTGAACCGGAACGAACAGCTTCCAAGCTTCTTACCATTTCCGGCAGCTCATTCATAAAGTCCTGAGCCTTCATTTTTGTAATATCAATCTTATTTTCCATAACTTTCTTTTCTCTTATTTAATGAGTACTTGGATTACCTCATTTGCCTCCTCTGCAGGATTGAGGGCAATGAACGGAGTTGAAATACTTTGATTAGCCTTAACGAAACGGTCGTTAAGCAATGCTCCATTGGGAGTTACATAGCCAGCTTCGATAGTTTCGTTTGATACCCAGTTACAAATCATATAACCTTCTACAGCCACGGTTACTTCTACTGGGAAGTTTCTTTGAGGCTGATAAGCCGGGTTAACGTTATCCGTTACTGCCACACCCAAGTAAACTTGAGTAGACGGGTCAGTACAAGGGTAGATCAAACCGTCTTTATTTAAAGCTACCGGCATACCTTGTACGATTTTCTCTTCAGCTTTAACATTGAAAGCCTGGTGCAATTTGTGTGACTCACTTTTGTAAATCACCGCTCTCGGGGTTCTTTCCCCAAAGAGAGTAAGTTGCTGAGGGTCGTTTACGATTTTAGTTTTTTCCATAACGCGGATTATTTATATTAGTTATTTGATTTTGTTTCGATACAAGTTATCTATTACATTCTTAGTACTCGGAGATTCTGAATTCCGTTGGGTATCAGTACCCTGGGTTCCAGTTTTACCCTCGGTATCATCCTCAGCAATTGAGGAAGCACGATTGACGTCCTTAGAACCACACTTAGAGCAGGTGAGAGGGAACTTCTCTTCCAAGCGAGCTTGGTAATCCTTAGTCAAGGAAACAAGAGTAGTAATACCAGTTGTTTCTGCATTAAGCATTGTAACAATGGTTTCATCAGCATTATCACCCATCAACTTTTTGTAGGTTGCTACTGCATCTTCACGAAGAGAAGCAATATGATTCTTTCCTACAGTTGCCATCTCTTTCAGATTAGCCACTTCTGCATTCAGGTTAGTAACCTGTTCCGTAAGAGAATTTTTCTCTGTAGTAAGGTTATCTACTGAAGTTTGCAGTTCATTTCTGGATGATACCAAACTTTGAATGCAGGCAACTACTGTTTCCTGATTCATTTCTTTACCTTCCTCAAGGGTAAGCAGATTATCCCCGAAGAGGCTCTCTAGAAATTTTTGTAATTCGTTCATACTATTTTTTTCGTTTGATTGATTATCCTTGGCATCATTATCATTAAAAGAATCTTGAGTATCGTCCTTTTCTTGATAAGAAGTTAGGTCAGATTTATAATCGGTAAAGAAGTATTGCTTCGATTTATCGTCTCTGTATTCTTCATAAGATGCCCAAGTTCTTTTAGCAAAGGTAGGATTAATAATCTTACCATCAGAACCGATTTTTTGAGCAAAAGAATCAGCTCCATGAGATACCAATGAAGTCTCCAGGTAACGAACTATCTCAGTAACCATTCTACGTACCATCACTCCCTTAGAATCATAGGTACCGAGTTTCTGATAGAATTCGTTATCATCCATTTGAGGATGTGATTTATCCCACTTGAATTGTACTGTGACAGAGTTACTGTGAATTGAGGGTGGTTCCATAAGTATACCTCTAGCAATCCTTGGATTGGCTTTACCATCAATTTTCAGAATACCGTTGATACCTGCAGGTATAGTGAAGCTTCCATCTTTGTAAGACTCTTGCCACATTACCTGAGATACAGCACCGATAGCATTACCTATGTTAGTTTCATGGTCACAGTTTACTGTTTGACCAAGTAACATTTTCATAGAAGCTTTCAATACTCCATTTTGACCAAAGTCTGTAGGGTTCCAATTCTTAGATACAATCGTTTCCGAAAGTAATCTGAACATAGGTTCAATGAACTCTTCATCCTTAGGAGTTAATTCCGATTTATCCAGGTTAGGATAATAGGTATTATAATCTATATCCCCTCCCCAAAATCCAAATTGAGCAATGGAGTCCGGTGTAGGATTTTTCCATTTATAATAATTCTCTGAGAAAGTCTGGGCTCCCACTGCTTCTGGTATATAACCAGCCATAATGGTATGGCCTTGACCTATCACCATAGAATCAAGATGCTCTTTGTTTTTCTTTGTAAATTTATTCATCTTGGTTTAGTATTTTGGTCTCCTCGAGAAGGAGCCGGGTTTGTCTTATCTCTTGACCTACGAGCAGATTGGTTTTTATCATCTTGCCTTTGTTTCTTCTTAGTTCCTTCTTGTGGGTCTATATTACCTCCCTTAGCAAATTGATCTTCCAATGAAACTCTTGGTTCTTTCTCATCCGGGGAATCATAGCCCATTGCCCAAGCATATTGCTCTTGACTAATGATACCAGCCTTATATAATAAGTCAAGGTTCTGTATCTTATACTGAAGACCTTGTTGGATTTTAACTTCATCAGAAACTGTAGAAGTTCCCCAATCAATCTTCATCCCCTTATTATTAAAGCCTGCCAGACGCAGTTCTAGAGAATAAAGTCGGTCTAATACATAAGCTACAAGCATTTGGATATTTTTTAACTGGCTAATCATCTTAGACAGCATTATACCAGTTGCACCTTCACCAGTAGTAGATGATACCCCAATGATAGAGCCATTAACTCCCAACCCATTTGCTACAGATTGTTGGTTCATATTCCAAGGCTTCTCTATATTACCGAGCTCCTTAGTAGTAGAATTTAGTTTGAATTCATGGTCATCTATGTAACCAGCAACTACCCCATCCTTCATGCCATCCTTAACATTACGTTTTAAAAGATTGAGCTCTCGGTTTAGTCTAGATTCGTAGGCATTTATACTTTCGTTAGCCCTTTGAGGGGATTTCTGCATTTTAGCTTCAAGAAAACCCACCATACCACAAATCTCCATGATATGTTTGAAATTAATCTTCATATCATTTTGTCCTTTGAGAGAATCTAATGCAGGCATAAATGGAGGAACTCCATAAGGTTCATCTGTATCATTGAACATACCAACATAGAAGTAGGTTTCTGGGTTAAGCTTAATGTAATCTTGTTGCTTAACAAAGAAATTTATATTCTTTTGGTAAGGAGCATACACCCCATTTAATTCACGTTTAAACTTGATGTGTTCTGGCTTAAGGAATAATACAGTAGCCAAACCATCAAGCTTGTCATTTGGTACGCCTTCTACAGATATTGCCCCACTTACAAGAAGTTGAACAATCATTTTGTTAACTAAACCATCTATACCAGCAGTATATCTGGTCCATCCCTTGGTGGCTTTCTTAAGATGTTCTCGCATCTTTGAAGCCTCTTCATCGGTATTATTAGGGAAAGTTACTGTATGACTGGTGTTAGCTAACTTAAACATATCTTGCAATGCGATGCCCATATCTGGATTTACTTTATATAAATCCCGAATTAAAGGTATCACATCAACACGAAAAGAGGGTTCAACTAATTTAGTCAACCCTTGTAATGATGTAATTAAGTTATCGCTATCATCGTCAACTGAAACCCTACCGGGTGATATCGGAGTGGTAGGCTTTTGCTCTTTATTAGAGGATGTACCATTCTTGGGAGGGTCCTTCTTACGTCCCCAACCCCAACTAAAATTGAAGTACTTTTTCATCTTGGTTGTACGATTACGTTAGTTTTTCCTTTCCTTATGTGATTACATATTGCTTTTCCAAAGATATCATCATCGGCATATACGTCTCCTTCAAGGTCTACATCTACAGCTGAATTGTTAGCCCTATGTTTACCCATTGCAACAGGTCTACCTAAACCATCATAAATGAAGGTATAAGCTTCTTGTACAAAGAAGGGGTCCTTAATGATTACGTGATCTAATCGAATATCTTCTTCCAAGTTTTCTATTATCACTGAACGATTCTTTTGGGTGGTTAACCAACCAGGGGATTTATCCATTTCAGGTCTACTTTTACCTTTTTTCTTTAGCATCTTCTGGTAGTAGTAAAGGTTAGGGTAGCCTTCGTCTTGAAGCTTAGAAGTTACTGATAAACCAACGTCATTGGATTCTGGAGCTATTACTGCCCAGTTAAACAACTTCCCAGTATCACCAAGTAACTTAGCATAAGCTCCCACTGCCATTCTTCCCTTATATACTACTTGTTCTTCTCCTAGCTTATCCATACAAGTAAATGAAGAGTAGTCAGAAGCTCTACCAGTTGAAACGTCTGCACCAATGAAATATTCTTTATCTGATTCGGGTTCACAGAATTGTCGGTATTGACCATTAAATCTCTTCTTAATAACTGGGTAATCACTAAGGCAGTCTTCGATAGCTTTAATATCGGCTAAGTCGAAGACTGTATTACCAGATGATAAGAAGTCACCATCAATTTCTTGTGCAGTTCGTTTTGCTCCCAAAGCAGAAGACATTTGGTTATACCAATTGATATCTCGTTCTGGGTGCATTTGCCAGTATAATCGAATTGGGTTAAAAGGATTACCTCCTGCAATGGCATCTACCCAAGTTGAGTGATAGAAATTACCAACTCCATAGGGAGTGGAATTGACGATGGCAGCTCCACCAGTGGAAAGAGTAGGAAATGCAGCAGCCCAAATTTGAGCAGCCCATCTTACTACTGCTGCCTCGTCAATTACCAGAAGAGAAAGGGATTCCGAACGACCGGCTTCGGATGATGTCGGAATTGATTCAATAAATGACCCATTATCAAATTCTATCATGGAAGCAGAACCGTATTCTCCAGCTCTACCATTGATTATGGGAGTTTGAAGGTACCATGGAAGATTCTTGTACATGAACTTAATCTTCTTAAGCACCTTCTTAGCAGTTGTGTCTTTGATAGAGATAATGTTTATCTTTTTGTTGGGATGGTACATCGCCAACCAAAGACAGTACATAGAAATAAGTTCTGTAATTCCTGCCTGACGGAATTTGAGAATGATATTGAATCGTTGGGCAATGAAATTGTAGAGAACTGATTTCTGAAATGGGTATAAATCAAATCTTACCTTTCCTCTTACTGGATGTATCACATAGCAAAAAAGGCTAAAAAAGAAAACATCACTAGAAACTCGGGATAAGTTTGATAGCTCTTCTCGAGTTAAAGTAGTTCTAGTTTCTGAGATAGTCTTTGCCATTACTTAAAAGTTATACGTTATTTGAAATTCGATGTCAGTACCTATACCAGATTTTATCTTCGGATAGTAAAAGGTATTGACTCCGAGTTTGTAATTAAATCTCTTAGTCTTGATTAAAAGACCAGCTCCCATATCAAAGAGATTATTGAAAGGTCTATATTTGCCATAAACGTATGGACTAAGTGATAACCTTGCAACTTTCTTTCGAGTTAATTGACCTTCATACCAGTTGTAGTTGTACTTATCTAAATCGATTGGGAATAATCTAGTTGAATAAGTGTTAGTCTCCTTATTGAACAGACTTAAGTTCAACTTATCTTTCTTCAAAACAATTTGAACCAGGGAATCTTGGTCACTGATAACTGGCTGCCTTAGCATGGAATCAGGAAAGAGAGTTGGCTGCTTATTATCATGAACTAAGATTTTACCTGGTTCAACTTTTTCTGAGTACTTCTTCTCTGGTTTGAAGGGTTTCTCTGTGTATACTGTATCTGGGATTTCATTGACCGCTAGTTCCAGGGAATCAACCTCTCGAGAAAGTTTGTAATTCCTGAAGCAAAGGTAAATAGTAAATCCTAGAAGTACAATAAACAAGGCCCTTTTTAAATTCTTCATGGTAATTTCGCTTTTAGTGAAACTCTGGTACTCACTCGTTTCCTTGTTTTCCCTTAACAATCCCTTTCTTACCTTCAGAATTGATTTATAGGATTATAGCTTTCTTTACCAGAAAGCACTTTCCTAAAAAAGAAAAACTTAATAAAAAGAAAAAAGGGTTTTCAAACAGCTCAATTTAGCTCATTTTGATGAGTCAATTTTCTTTAGGCATTTTTTGAACCAAATCCCTACCTCATAAACCGAACCCTTGGCAATTGTGTACCTTGCCTTGTTAAGCCAATAATGGTAATCCTTAAAATCACCTTCGAAAGTATTACTATTTTTGTGAAGGTAAATTTCGAATTTATCGGGGAATCCCATAATTGCCTTGAAATCATAAATACCCAAAGGATACCCATCAG